ATGGGAACATTATATTCCAGTAAAAAGAGACTTAACTGATTTGATTGAAAAAACAAAATGGTGTTTAAATAATTATGATAAAGCATTAATAATTGCTGAAAATGCTTTTCAATTTAGTAAATTATATTTAACTCGTGACGCATGTTATGATAAATGGAATAAAATAATATGTAGTCGCAATTTATAAAAAATCGGCGTTTTAAATGTCCAAAGGTGTAAGAATAAGAATTTATGTGCAAAAAGTCGCAGCTACAGTTAATTTTGAAATTTCTTAAATTGTTTCCAGGAAACGTTCATAGATTCTTTCATTGGACTAGTCGCAATTTCAACTTTGTTTTGTTCGTCTAATTTTCCTGCTTTTTTTAGAGCACTGTCAACATACATCTCTTTTAAAAGTTGGCCAACAAAATATGAACCGTCGTGTTGGTCAATTTCACCGTCTTCTATTCTGCGCAACACGTTTAAAAACTTATTTAGGATGCTAAGGTCAATTTCATCCTTTTTAATCTTGTTATAAATATCAGTGTAGTAAGTAAATAAAAACGAACATTCATTCATTCCTTCTTCGTTAATTTTGTCAGGATCATTCCTATATTTAGCCTTAACCATAAGTAAGTTGTTTATATCTTCTTGTAATAAATGGCTGTGTTTCAATTCGCGTATTAATTCTGTTTGATCCTCCACATTATTCGCCTTAATCATCTTCTGTAAATGAAGTCTAGAGTTATCGTCCATATACAGAAAATAGTAGATAATTTTTTATATTTTTATTACGAATTGTTATATTTTCTATTTTTATAGTTTTTTATTTTTATAGTTTTCTATTTTATTTAATATACAATAAATATATATGTCAAATCCTACCGTCACAAATTCTTCTACTGCACCGCAAGGCCCCGGAGGTATTCCTCAATTTCAAGTTCCAGCACCCGTTAATGGTAATGCTAGAATGGACGCTATACAAACAATGAACACAAACGATACAAAATTGAATGCGTTAAATAATGCTGCAGGAGGGTCTCGCAGAAAATACAGAGGAGGTCAATCGGCACAAGGTGTCACAGTTTTACCTCCAGGGCCAACTCCTATTTACAAAGATACCCTAGCTGGAACACCTTATAGCGCTCAAAATCAAACAACCGGCGCAATGGTTACAACTTTAAATCAAAATGAACAATCAAAATATGATCAAGTTTCATATGTTCCGCCGGTCAAAACAGGAGGATCTAAAAGAAAAAGAAGAGGAGGTGTTAAGTGGGGGTGTTATAGTGGAGGAAAACGCAAATCTAGAAGAACCTCAAAGAAATCATCTAGAAAGTCAAGAAAGTCAAGAAGAAAGTAAATTTAGTGCAATAATTATATCCGAATAATATAAGTTATGCCAAAAGGAGTAGATTGGATTAATTTTATATATGTGAATTTAGGTTTTGTCGCCCTTACCTTTATTATGTATTATTTTGGCGCCGTTGCAGAAATAAAGAAAGATTGGCCAAAATACAGATGCAATCCGATGTTTATGCCCCTGTCTGATAATTTACAACAAGATTTTGTGTTTTGTGTGCAAAGCATGCAAACCAATTTTATGGGATACTTGCTGCAACCTATCAATTATGTTGTCAGTATGTTATCAAATATGGGTGGCAATTTTACAGTTTCGTTGGATTTTATAAGAACTTCTATAAGCAATATTCGCACATTTTTTACATCTATAGTTCAAAATATATTTGGTGTGTTTTTAAATTTAGTAATAGAGTTTCAGAAAATTACAATAAGCATTAAGGATTTAGTCGGAAAAATTATTGGTGTTATGGTAACCGTTATGTATTTAATTGACGGAAGTATAAAGACAATGAAAAGTACATGGAATGGTCCTCCGGGTCAAATGGTGCGAGCTTTGGGTGGAGGTTGTTTTCGGCATGATACAAAAATAAAATTAAAGAACGGAATCGTGACAACAATGAACGAATTGAATTTAGGAGATATATTGGAAAGTGGTAGCAGAGTTGATGTAATAATGAAAGTAGATAATAAATTAAATGAAAAATTTTATAAATTTGAAGGAAAGGGTCCCGATGGATCAGATGTATATGTTACCGGAACTCACATGGTTTTTAGTGAAATCGCGAATAAATATGTAGAAGTTAAGAGTCATCCTCACGCAATGTTAACAAATGAAACGGCAAATTGGTTTTCATGTTTAATAACAGATGATAATAAGATTCAAATAGGAGAACAAAAATTTTGGGATTGGGAAGATGATATATTGAAAATGTAATCAATCAAGCGAATGTGTAAAATTAAATATTATCCATTTACTATAACATGGATAATATTTCACAAAGTGCACATAAAATAAATGAAATGTATGCACAGCTATCATATTTTGATCAATATGGCGGTTCTGTTGTTATGTTTATAATACTTCTAATTGTATTATTTGTCGCAGTGTCTTACACTACAATAATGAGAAATGTACAACCTATTAAGGATGATTGGTCAACCCAAAGATGTAAACCAAATATACTTCCTTTTGCAGGATTAATCAATAAACCTGACAATATGTCTGTTGTAGATTTTACAGGCGAGAACTTTAATTATTGCATGCAAAATATTTTGAGCAGTATATCGGGCTATGCTTTTCAACCAATATCATACATGACATATACAGTTAGAAATTTGTTTGAAGCGATTGGAAATGCTATACAATACATTCGCATGATAATGGCAAATGTCAGAAATAGCATGGTAAGCATTGCGCGAGAAATTTTAGGAAGATTGTCAAATATTATGGTTCCAATTCAACAGATACTTATAGCATTTAAAGACGCAATGAACAAAGTAAAAGGCGTGTTAACTGCAGGACTATATACCAGTTTAGGAACCTATTATGCGTTGAAAGCAATGTTGGGGGCTATAGCACAGTTTATAATTACAATTTTAATAGTATTGGCTGCTTTAGTTCTAGCAATGTGGATTTTACCATTCACTTGGCCAGTGGCGATTTCAATGACAGTAGTATTTATATCTATATCAATACCATTGGCTATCATAATCGCATTTATGACAGAGGTTCTGCACGTGCGAACTTCGTTTTCAATGCCAGGCGCTCCAACTAAACCGCTTTCCGCGTGTTTTGACGGAAAAACAATGTTGCAAATGCAAGACGGCAGCGAGAAATCCATAGTAAGTATTAATCCCGGAGATGTACTACAAGGAAACAATATGGTAACATCAAAAATGGCATTGGAATCAATTGGGCAAAAACTATTTAACATCAATGGAACAATCGTAAGTGGTACACATAAAGTTAGACACAGTGGAAGATGGATATCAGTTTCAGATCACCCCGATAGAATAAGCATCCCACATTACAATTCGCATTTAATATATTGTTTAAATACCAGTTTAAAGAGAATTCAAATCGGCGAACAAATTTATATGGATTGGGATGAATTATACGACGAAGACATTGAAACTATATTATGTTCTATTAGAGGAAATATAGGAGAACCAGTAAATGTCGCAGAATTACACACCCTTTTTGATGGAGGATTTTCAGGAGAAACTAAAATAACCATGAATGACTGGTCTATAAAAAATATTAAAGATATTCAAGTTGGAGATGTATTAGATAATAATATACTTGTTTTTGGTATAGTCACTGTAAATGGTAGCACTTTAAGCAAACAATACCAATATAATTTAGGCGAAGGTGCGATTTTTAAAGGGGGGCCAAATTTAAACATCGGTGATAAAAATTTAGAAAGAATAAGAATGCAAATATTGGAAAATAAAGAAGATAAACTGTATCATTTAATCACTAAAGAAAAATACTTTTATGTTGATGGCGTTAAATTTTTCCATTATGATTCAAACGTAGAGCTACTTTTAGACAGGTATCGTGAAAATTATTATCTATGAAATATGTATAATAATGGAACTTTTATCTGCATCCTTGAAAAATATGGAAATTACCGTTTTTGGTATTAAATTAAGACTCGGTGTTATTATATTGATTGTTGTTTTATATTGGCTTTTATGGGGCCACGTTCTTTGCTCCTGCTCTCGCGTCGGGTTGTTGGAGGGATTGCAAGATATGGCTGGGGCCGTTATGACAAACGATCAAAAGAAAATGGCTCAAAGTGCTGTTATTGATGGTCCTGCAGAGGCTTCTGTGTCTACTTCTACTACAACTAATCCTGCAATGAGTGCGGCAAATCTTTCTAACGACGCTGTCGCAGCAACGGTAAATCCAGAGGTTCCCAACCTTTCTAGTGTGGAAGGTTTTGTTGGAGCTAATACCAACTACGGCCAATCTTCCAGCTACAGTTTGTCAAATAATAAGGGCGTAAATACTTCGTCATGGTTTACACCCAATCTTACTTACAAAAAGGGTGGTAAGGAAGGAAAAGGTGTGCAAAATATCTTGAACCGTCCCAAACAACCCATTCCTTTACCCGAGGGAGAAATGTTAATGTTTGCAAACACAGAATTTAAGCCCGAGTGCTGCCCCAATGCTTACAGCAACTCCACAGGGTGCGCTTGTATGGATATAAATTCTTACAACTACCTCATAAATAGAGGTGGAAATAATGTTCCTTATTCAGAATATTAGAGGATAAATTTTTTACCTGCATTCAATCAAGTAATCAAAATGATTAATTTTACTAATAAAATCTAAAATGTCTATATCAATGTGTATTGCGGGAGACCAGTCTATAGTGTATTTATTATTATGAGTTTCTATTAGATACTCATAATATTCTTTCAAATTCATGCGAGATTCTATATTATGTTTTACGCAAACTAGAGACCATTGCGGAGGATCAAATGGATAATCTTGCGGATAAACAATTTTTGTTTTTATGGTAAGATAACAGTTGAGATAAGAAGATATTTTGCAAATTATGTCCATTGGCAAACATCTAATATTAATCATCTTATTAACTTCTTTGAAACAAATAGTAAATATTATTCCATCATTATTATGAGTTGCGTTAATATTTAGAACCCTTTGAGGTGTGTCAATAATACCAAAATACTCTTTTAAATTTGAATTATTTTCTTGTTCAAATCTTTGAAATCTTCTCTCTATAATTCCTTGCATGTTAGTTTTCCTCTTTTATTTTATTTTTAATTCAATGTCAATTTTTAAATTATTTATAACTTTTTAAAAGAGCGATTTTTCCTTTTACTATTTTTATATTTTTTTATTGTCTTGCCTTTTTTTTTATTTAATCTTCTTTTTTTTGAACCACCTTTTCTAGATTTTGTTAACGATGGTTCTTGCGATTCAGCGAATGATTGTTCTTCAATTCCGGGCATTTTTGCCAATGGTTCAATAACTGTTTTTTCTTCAATTCCAAAAGTTCCATATGGATTATTTCCTATAGGAACCGAAAACTTAACTCTTCCATCTTCTGAATAATAGCTTTTTTTTGGTAAAAATGGAGGCATGATTGAACCAGTTTTTTTTGCTTTTTCTAGAATTGCGTGAAATTCTTTGTATGGATAAAAACTAATTTCAGTGATATCGGGTTCTCCTGTTTCTTCATCATAAATAATTTTCGTTTGTATTCGCTCATACAAAGGTTCATAATAATTGGGGTTTTCTTCTTCATTTTGTTCTACTTCTGATATAATTTCATCAATATCTTCGCTAATTTCTTTATCTAGTTCTTCAGATGTTAGAACATTATCAAGAAATTCTTCTTGTTCTTTCGTTCCTCCTATCATTTTTTTCCCCCCACCAAATGAGCCTTCAGATATTATTCGTTCAAAATGATCATCTGCTATTGCGCTTAGAAACCGATATTTCATATATATTGGATAATAATCTGTTCCAATTTCATCAATATTACCATTTATAATATCAACAAGTTCTTGAAATATTCCAATAAGTCTTGGTTTATTGTCTTCAATGTTTGCATATCTGTATCTTCCAATACCATCCGGCAATTTCCTTCTTTTATTCAAATCATAACAGTCGTGAGCTTGTGAAGTCTTTATATTTTCCAATAAACTTAAAATTTCATCAATGTCTACCTCATAGTACCCGGTGTTTATTTCTCTTATTAAATCCCTATTAGATTTAGTTCTATTACAACACGTGTGTGCCCATTTATATTCTTTTCTAATAAAGTTTTTAACTTCTAAGTCCTCTTTTTCTAGTTTTTTGGTATCTTTTGCTATCCATAAATGACACAACGCGCTTTCAATTGCCAAAAGATGCTCGCATTCTGGTGCAAATAATTTTTCAGATAGTCTTCCACCACATATATAACATTTATCTTTCGTAGAATAATCACCTATTGTAGCTAAACATTGTTTATTTGCCATATTTAATTTAGGCCCATCTGACTTGGTAAAACCACCAGGGCCTTCTAAGATTGGTCTCCATGGAACACCTTTACCTGTATCAAAGAACTCTGTTAAAAACTCAGAATAATTCCCCGTTAACGGTTTTACAAATACCGAAGTGCAGTGGCTACTATTAAACCATGCTAGCCGTTCTTGAAGGGATTTTCTTTCTGGTTTATTTTTTGTTTTTTGCAATAATTCCCTTAATTTTTTCTTAATACAGTTTTTAAATATTATTCCCCCACTTCTCAACAAAGATGTTTTTTTCCCGTCAGCCTTAGCCTTTTCATAATAGGCGTCTATTTTTGCTTTTATATTTAAAAAACTTGGATTAGTTTTTGCACCAGGAGATAAAAATTCAGAAAACCATTTGCTACTTAAACTGCACGCTTCTGCTATTTTTAATGACATATATTATAATATGATTTTAATTCAATTTTTAAACACCTCCTCCAGAATAATACGCCAATCTTTTCTCTCTCAGCAATTCCTTTTCGTCTTTATCATCTTCTACTTTTTCTAATATTGAAGAAATTACAACAGTGTCTTGCGGCAAATCTATAAATTTTAACCAAGAAAAATGATCTATTTTGCGAAATGTTCCCAAACAAATAGACCAATCTTTGTCCGTCTTTTTCCCAATATGTCGGCATCCATTTGTATTTGTCATCGTTACATGCTTTAACCACGGACCCGTTTTTACTACAATTGCGTAAAATGTAGACAACGACTTCCACGGGATAGTTTGTATTTTATCTTGGGGTTTTCTATATTTGCACTGTATTGCGTAATAATGTTCGCCATTTTTTGAAAGCAAATCAATACCATAATCATTCTTAGTTAAATCAAACTTATTTTTTAATTCCATAGGAAAATCCTTATAAAACCAAACTTGGTCGTGTTTCAATACATTCTCAATATACAAAAAACAAAAAGCTTCAAATAAATCCCCCTTCTTTTTTTTATTATTTGCCTTTTCTTTTAATTCATTCATATTGTGCGCAACTCCTCCTTCTATATAGTTTTCAAATTCTTGCATTAAACAGTCAAACTTATTTTTATCCTGAATATTTATGATTTTAGTCACTAATTCTTTTGCACTATGCAGCGCTTTCTCGCTCATTAAATAATATAACAAGTTGCGTTTATATCTAATTCACGGGAAAACAACTGTAACATTTATTGCAATAACAAATGCGTTGCGAGCGTTCTGGGTCAATATCAATGTAATCCTCTACATACTCATGCTTGCATTCAGACTTAATTCGTTGATCCACAATATTAGTCAATGACTCAATGCGCACCATTAGTTCCCTATCTCTTTGCAAGTCTACCTTAGATTTAATCAAAATATTGCGTAAAATAACAAGAGCATCTATATTGGGTTCCTCCATATTTTCCTCCATATTTTCCTCCATATTTTCCTCCATATTTTCCTCCATATTTTCCTTCACATTTTTCTCCATGTTTTTTATATTTAAATGTCAAAATGTGTTTATATTGTATTTAGAATGTATAAAATATTTCTGTATTATATATGTCGGGAAACGGAGAATATAATAGAAATCAAGATGCCAGAATGGATAGAGAAAGACGACAAAGAGAGCATCAAGAATTTTTAGCTTCTTTAACTCCAGAACAATTGCGTAATTATAATGAAGAGAGACAACGCGCATTAGACCTAGGGCGAAGACAAGCTCGCATATGGTCTGGCACCGTTTTGCATAGAAGACATATAGACAATGTTATATCAGAAGAAGATGATTTTGCTGCAAGAAGAGAAGCGGAAAGACAACAACAGCAACCAGGTGGTGGAAGAAAAAAAAAGAGAAATACAAAAAGAAATACGAGGAGAACAAGAAAACATAAAAAAACTCGTCGTCATAGGACAAAAAAAATATAATAATTCATAAAAAAATTTATTATTATGAATTATTTTTTATTTTTTCTCAACTTTTTATAAAAGTGGATTTAAACATACATTCCGCGAATTGCCATGTTGTCATCTCGTTCCTTCTTTATGAGCTTGTCAATGACATCCTTTGTTACTGTAAGTGGGAATGACACTTCAAGCGCCATTTCACCCTCAAAGATATTAGACCCAGGACGCATCAGCCTATACAGGTTGAGCTTCGTGTAAACAATCTCCAAACAACGTTTCAAGTTGCGAACTCCGTCTTCCTTGTCACAGTGTGTCTCAATAATGTATTGCAATGACTCCTCAGGAATAATAATATCTTCAGAAGAGAACTTGACTTGTTCACGAATCTTGGGAAGCAAATAATCATTGGAAATAACAGTCTTCTGCTTCTTGTCGTAACCCTTGGTCTGAATCCTATACATACGGTCGCGCAATATGGGATTTACCTTGCTCTCATCATTATAACTGAAAATGAACAAGCATTTGCTCAAATCAAAATCAATCTCTGCAAAATATTTGTCATGAAACTGGCTGTTCTGAGAAGTGTCCGTCAAGTGAGTCAAAATGCCAGCAATTTCCTCACCCTTGGGCGTATCGCTAATCTTATCCAATTCATCAAAGTAAATTACTGGATTCATGCACTTGCTGTCAATTATAATTTGAACAATCTTGCCCCAAACACTGCCTTCATAGGTGTAGGAGTGTCCTTCCAAGAAACTACTATCAGTCGCGCCTCCTAGAGCAATAAAGGCAAACGGACGGTTCAGAATCTTACTAATTCCTTCCTTGACAAGAGTTGTCTTGCCAGTTCCCATAGGACCCTTGATAGCAATTGCGGTTCCAAGAGCAGATGGGTTAGTAACAAGTTGTCCAAGCATCTGCATAATTTGCATTTTTGCGTCGTTGAGGCCATAAACGGCAGAATCAAGCGTTTTTTGAGCATTTTCCATGAATTCGTGACACGCCTCAACGCCATCGGAAATATTAACTGGTAAATTTTCGTACTTGTTGAATGGGATCTGCATAAATGTGTCAACCCAATTCTTTATTTTATAAAACTCACCACTTCCGGGCTCCATATATCTCAATGAATTAAGTTTTTTCATGGCGGCGGCTTTGAAAATTGGAGGAATTTTTGCTTCAAGCAATGCCATCCTGTGAGGAACCGTATTTCGTGTAATTTTATTGATCTCGCGAATCTCCTTAATAACCTTGACTTGTTCCGTATGAGTAAGCGTTTCAAAGAAAGCTGAATCATTCATAGAATTCTTGTCGTGAATAATTCTCTTGAAAATTCGTGAGTTCTTCTCCTTTTGCTTCCCAAGCTTCTTCTCACGCTTTTGCATCTTTTCTTTGATTCTCTCTTCGCAATCCTTGATACAGTGCTCCATCATTTTATTCTCAGGATTCTTTTCAAAAACTTCCTTTAGCTGTTTGAGTGCAAGTTCATCGCTCTCTAAGCTATTTTCAGAAGACTTTGGAGTCTCAACGATGTCCTCGTCAATAACCAATTCACCATTCTCTTTTTGAGATTTTCTTTGATTCTTTGACTTTTTAGATCTAGTTGCTACTATCTCATTCTCCTCTTCATCGTCATCATCATTCTCATCATCATTCTCATCATCGTCATCTGTATCAGTAGACACGCTCTCATCTTCATCTTCTGTAAAATCATTCTCATCATCATCTTCCCATTCATCTTCATCATCATCTTCCCAATCATCCTCATCATCTCCCTTTTGACCAATTGTAAAGATAATGTTGAACTTTCCTGGTTTTCCGATTTCATCTTCGTCATCTTCATCATCATAATCATCTTCGTCTGATTCCTCAGAGTCTTCCTTGACAACTTCCTTTGTTGTCTTTTTTCCCTTAGACTTTTTTTGAGTCTTTTTCGTACTCTTTAAAAGAGTTTTTGATGATTTCTTTTTTATATATCCCTTTTCTTCTTCTTCACTATCCTCTTCTTCATCATGATCTTCGCTTGGAACCGTTTTCAAGAATTTCTTAATTTTTTTTCCCATTTTTACCTTTTTGTCAATAAATTTTGATGGAAACATTTTGCTAAGAAACTTGCGATATTCGTGCATATCCATCTCATCTTCTTCATCATCGCTTTCAACAAAGTCTGCACTGTCGTCATCAGATTGTTCATTGGATTTTTTTTTACAAGCAAGCTCCTCTTGCTTTTTAATTTTCTTAGAATATTCCTTCTTGGTAGTCTTACTTTGCGTATCTCTTGCCATTTTCTGTATATTACACTAATTTTATTTTTTAAGTCGAAATCAATTTTTTATTTAACTCGGAAAATAAAAATTTGTTTTATTATTGAAATATTTATTTACTATTAATCCACAATATGTATGCCAAGTATAGACCAAAAAAGTTTTTAGCAAACAAGTCTAAAATATTATAAAAAATATTTTTCCAATGATATGGCATTAAAGCCGCAACACCGTAAATGGACCATATTGCGCAAAAGTATATAAATATTGTTGTTCCCTGTTTTGAATATTTTGCATAATTATCATAAATTAAATAGAATAAAATTGTAAAAGGTATGAACCCGCAAAAAACAGCCACATATTTATTTAAAACATTATATTCATTTAGCAATCCAAATGATAACATTGTTGCGTTCAAAATTATTATGTAAGTAAGATTTGTTGAATTATTTTTTAAAATTGTGAAAAAATCATCAGTTTTATCTATATTGTCTTCATTTTTGTCTTCAGTTTTATCTATATTGTCTTCATTTTTGTCTTCAGTTTTATCTATATTGTCTTCATTTTTGTCTTTATTTTTGTTTTTTTCATAGTCAGTCAAATAAATTAAGTATATTGTAAAAGTGATTAACATTGTTGGTGTTGTTATAAACCAATCATAATATCTATATGGGGTTATGTTTTCAATAGTTCTAAAAGATGTGGCCAACCAAACATAAAAACTTCCTTCAACAAGTTGAACAACAAACTCTAGCATCAATAACTGCTTTAAAACTAAATAAGGTTTAGGAATGTTTAACATTAAAACATAAAGATCTATAATAGCTGTAATAATTTGAACAAAAAGTGAAGTATTTGCACTATGTCTTATTATGTGGTGATGTTTTTTTAACATTATTCTTATATTAAATAAACATTATTATTTGTCAAAAATAATAGAATTTATATACACAATATATATGGCGTTAATTAAAAATGGTTCGTTGTTTTCCATGAATGAACTGCAAGAATTTATTATAGATAACAGCATTGTTGGAACTACGGCAGGTGTGTGTATAGCTCTTGTAACAAAAGACCTAATTGCGTCTTTAGTGGGAGATATTATTATACCTGGTATAATACTACTATGCATAACATTAAATATAAGAGCTTTAACCAAAATTTTTCCAGGAAAATCTTCATTTGACTTTACAAATTTTTTTAAACAGTTTATTAGTTGGTTCTTCGTATTAATTGTTACATTTATATTCATAAAAGTTTCATTTGGATATTTTTTAAATGCGTCTGAAAAAAAAATAGAGAAAAAGGAAAATAAGTGAAACAAAAAAGTAACTTTTTTACTCTTGTTAGAATAATAATATGTAAATACTTGATAGTTTTATATCTTATTGCGTTTGTTTTTATTTCACTATTATTGCATCATCGCAAATTTACAAAAAAATTATTATAAGAATATGATTTAAAGACAATAAAATAAAATTGATTTTAAACAATCTAAATATTATTTTGTTAATATAAGGAATATGTCAAGAAGCGCGAAACCAGCGAATATAAATCCGTCTAAAATTATCGGAATTCAGTTTAGTATACTGTCACCCGATGAAATTCGCAAGGGTTCTGTTGCTGAAATTACTACTAGGGACACTTATGTAAACAACAAACCAATTATTGGAGGTCTATTTGACCCAAGAATGGGAGTTCTTGAGCCTGGGCTTATTTGTCCAACTGATGGTTTAGATTACATGCAAACCCCTGGATATTTTGGTCATATTGAATTATCAAAACCCGTGTTTTACATTCAGTATCTAACTACAATCTTGAAAGTTCTTCGTTGCTGTTGCTTCAAATGCAGCAAACTTATGATTAGTAAAGAAAAGTACAAGCAAGCGTTGAAGCTTTCTGGAGACGCTAGATGGAAGTATGTGTTTTCACTTGCGAGTAAAATGAAACGGTGTGGTGAAGACACCGAGGATGGTTGTGGTTGCCTTCAACCAAACAAGGTTCGGAAGGAAGGTCTTGCGACAATTTACGCCGAGTGGAAGAACGATGCAACAACCGAACAATCTCAGAACATTGTTATAAAACTTACACCCGAAATGGTTCTAAAGATATTCAAGAGAATCTCTGACGAAGATGTTTCCTTTATGGGGTTTAGCCCGGTTTGGTCTCGTCCTGATTGGATGGTGTGTCAAGTTATGGCTGTTCCTCCACCAGCTGTTCGCCCATCCGTAAAGCACGACGCTCAGCAGCGCTCAGAAGATGATTTGAGTCACATCCTTGTAAATATTATAAAAACCAACAAGACCTTGCAAGAGAAAATTCAAAATAATGCTCCAGCAAATGTAATTGACGATTGGGCTACCGTTTTGCAATATTATGTTGCAACCCAAGTTGATAACAAGATCCCGGGTGTAGCTTCTGTTGCTCAACGATCTGGTCGTCCTCTTAAATCTATTAAGGACAGGTTGAATGGAAAGGGTGGGCGCATGAGAGGTAACTTGATGGCCAAGCGTGTGGATTTTAGCGCTCGTTCTGTTATTACTGCCGATCCCAATATTTCTATAAGAGAACTTGGAATTCCCATGAAAATTGCCAAGAACATAACTAAACCGGTAGTGGTAAACGATGCAAACCGAGCATTCTTAACAAAGTTGGTGCAAAATGGACCTGATGTGTGGCCCGGTGCTAAGATCTTGGAAAAAAAAAATGGCGACTCAATTACGTTGCGATATGTAGACAAAAAATCAATTATTTTGGAGAACGATGATACAGTTCATCGTCACATGATGGATGGAGACCCGATTCTCTTTAACCGTCAACCAACTCTTCACAGAATGAGCATGATGTGTCACATTGCAAAGGTTATGAGAATTGGTGACACTTTTAGAATGAATGTTGCTGACACCAAACCATACAACGCAGATTTTGATGGAGACGAGATGAATCTTCATATGCCTCAAGACACAGAATCAGACTCCGAGTTGAAAAATTTAGCCGCTGTTCCATATCAAATTATTAGTCCTGCCAATAATTCATCAATCATTGGCATTTTCCAGGATTCGCTGTTAGGATGTTATCGTTTTACAAGAGAAAATATTCGTTTCACTCCTCGCGAGGCGATGAATTTACTCATGATGTTCCAGCGTGTGGACGTTAACAAACTTCTAGAAAAATCTGAAAATGGAACTGGAATGATTTCAAACTTTGACATTTTGTCACAAATTCTTCCTCCCATTTCATTGAAATACAAGACAAAGCTCTTTAATGATAGCGAAAAACCAGACGAGTCCAATAACATTCTGGAGATTGTCAACGGACAATATATTCGCGGCCAAATGGAGAAGAGTGTTCTTGGCGCTGGAACCAAGGGACTTATTCATCGTGCATGCAATGACTATGGTAACATGGCGTCTGCAAATTTCATTGACGATTTGCAAAACATTATTACCGAGTACTTAAAGACAAGCTCTTTCAGTGTCGGAATTAGTGATTTGCTATCAGACGATAAAACCAACAAAGAAATTATTGGAGTGATTGATAAGAAGAAGAATGATGTTAAGAATCTTATTGACCAAATCCAAATCGGAGTTTTTGAAAATAATACCGGTAAGACAAATGAAGAAGAGTTTGAAACACAGGTCAACAATATTCTCAATCAAGCCACTTCTGAATCGGGAAAAATTGGTCTTAAGAGTTTGAACAAGGACAACCGCTTTGTTACCATGGTTAATGCTGGGTCAAAGGGAAGTGATTTGAATATTTCCTTCATGATTTCTTGTTTGGGTCAGCAGAATGTGGATGGAAAGCGAATTTCTTATGGATTTGACCATAGAACTCTCCCACACTTTACCAAGTTTGATGACACACCAAGTGCCCGTGGATTTGTTGAGAGTTCTTACATTAATGGATTGTCCCCTCAAGAGTTATTCTTTCACGCAATGGGTGGTCGCGTTGGTCTTATTGATACTGCAGTTAAGACATCTACTACTGGTTATATACAGAGAAGACTTATCAAAGGCCTTGAGGATTTGATGGTATCCTATGATATGACTGTTAGAACAAACAAAGGCAAGATCGTTGAATTTTCGTACGGAGATGACGGAATTGATCCAGTAAAAGTGGAGAACCAACCCATTCCTTTGGTATCCATGAGTATCCAAGATATTTATGCACACTTTAATATTCCGGATGAGGCGGCTAAGATGAAGCTGCTTTCTCAATTCTTCTTGAAGAATACTATGTCTCGGTTTAAGAAGGAGTTTAAGGAGACACAAGAAAAGTGTAAGAAATATACTGACATGATGATTGAGAATCGCAATAATATTGTCAAGAATGTCTTCAAGTATAAGGGTGATAGTGTTGTGAATTGTCCTGTCGCATTTGTTTACATCGTCAATAACATTATTGGACAGCAAAACATTAATGGAAATTCAATTGTTGATATAACGCCTCTGGAAGCATTCAAAATGATTGAAGAGACTTATGAGAATTTGGAGAAGATTCGTTGTGCTCCTCCTACCGAACTTTTCAAGACTCTCTATTATTTCAACTTATCCCCTAAGGATTTGTTGATTGTTAAGCGTTTTAACAGATTATCGTTAACGCTATTATTAGAGACGATTACTTTAATGTATAAGCGAGCCATTGTTGCGCCTGGTGAAATGGTTGGAATGATTGCAGCACAGAGCATTGGAGAGCCTACTACTCAGATGACCTTGAACACGTTCCATTTTGCCGGAGTAGCGTCAAAATCTAACGTCACGCGTGGTGTGCCAAGAATTGAGGAAATCTTGTCATTGTCTGCGGAACCCAAGAATCCTTCACTCACAGTTTATTTGAAGGAAGAAGACGAAAAAGATCGCGAAAAAGCACAAGGTGTTATGTATATGTTGGAACACACCAAATTGCAGGAGATGGTAAGTTCAGTTGAAATCTGTTTTGATCCCGACGACTTAAATACACTCATTAATGATGACGAATCCACTATGCAGCAATATAGAGCGTTTGAGACTATGATTGATGAATGTATGGAAGCCACTGTTAGTGAAGATACAAACGAACGATCTAAATGGATTATTCGGATGGAAATGAACCCAGAGGTTATGTTGGAAAAGAATATAACAATGGATGACATTAACTTTGTTCTCAAGAACAGCTATAGTGACGACATTTCATGCGTTTATTCCGATTACAATTCTGACAAATTGGTATTCCGTATCAGAATGAACAATATCTTGAAGCAAGGAAGCGGAAAAGGTGCTGCAAAGAAGATCAAAGTAAACCCTCTTGACCAATCTGACCAAATTTACCTGCTCAAGAATTTCCAAGAACAATTGTTGCAAAACATTGTTATTCGCGGAATCAAGAATATTAACAAGGTTATCTTAAGAAAGATAAAGGACAATGTGGTTGAAACCATGGGTTCTTACAAGAAGCAAGATATTTGGGTTCTAGACACAGTTGGAACTAATATTTTGGATGTTCTAGCCCTTGACTACATTGACTCTAAGAGAACTTTCAGCAACAATATTATTGAGGTGTATGATGTCTTTGGAATTGAAGCCGCCAGGCAGACAATTTATAATGAGTTGACGGAAGTCATTGAGTTTGATGGAACATACATTAATTTCCACCATCTTTGTATGTTGTGTGACAGAATGACATTTACTAACAAGTTAATTTCCATATTCAGACATGGTATTAACAACGATAACATTGGTCCGATTGCCAAAGCATCGTTTGAGGAAACTCCTGAGATGTTCTTGAAAGCTGCAAGGCATGCTGAACTTGATACTATGCGCGGCGTTTCTGCAAATATAATGTGCGGTCAAGAAGGTTTGTATGGAACCAATTCGTTTCAAGTTGTCTTGGACTTGGAGGAAATGAAAAAACTTGAGAATGTTGTAGCTTACGAGAAGCAAGACGACGAACTGGCTATTGAAAAGATGATGGGTGGATTGGAAGACCCAGACGATGCTTGTAGCAACAACAAGTTGACTATTCAAAATAATGTTTCAACTATTAAGACGGCTGATTTGGGTGAAGATAACGACTACAATCCTGGATTTTAAACTAATTATTTACAAAATATATAATATAAATAATTAATCACCATTATAATAAATGAACGCATTTCAAACTATTATCCAGAAATATTATGGTCAAGATAAAGTTTTTTTCTTAAAAAAAAATAATGGTATGAATTCTTTGGATTTTTTACAGTATGTTCACGAAAATAAATACAACAAAAAAACGGGTGCCGCTGTTTTTTTTTACCAGTATATATTACAAATATTTGTAGACGATGATAATGATTTTATTTATAAAAAATTCAATGAACTAAAAAAACTTGTTGTAAATCCGTTCATGTCTGAAAAAATGGCAAATTCATTGTTGGATGATTTTTCAGGGTTTCAAAGAATATATAATGGATTTGTCAAATTTGCACATGTATATAAATTTAAAAAAGCAAAAGTCCAAATAAATACAGACTTGTGCATGAATGAATTAAATCCAAAGAAAGGTAGCGTTTTTATACTATTTCAAAATAATTTAAAATATTATTTTTCTGCTAGAGATTTGATGAACATGATTAATAGCAATTTATCAAAATGTTCTGGATTTGCACCAGATTCAATCATTACAAAAAATCCTTATAATAATGTACTTTTAAATGACACTTGTCTGTACAATATTTACTTTTTCTTGAGATGGAATGCATTCGGCATCCCAGAGTTAATTCAGGGTTATTTTAATTCAAATTTTGATATGTCAAAATTTCGCGATGATTATGAATCTAGCATTGTTAATGCTCATATTAAAAATTACATATATACTTCGCATCATGACATGCTTTTTCCAATTTTTAAAGAGATGTGGGATACTTATTATCGCATTACAAAAAAAATTATAATTGACAAGGATTTTCCAAAAGACAAATTAATTAATATTATGAAACCATATTTGCATTTATATTATACTAGTTTATATGCAACGAACGGAACATATAAACAATGCAAAGCCGATTATATTTTACGCAGAAAATTAATGAGATTTCGCAATTTTAATTCAAAATTTGGAAGAAAGTATATTCGCATTAAAAAAAATATTTATGAAACGCGAAGCACAGTTGAAGAATTTGATTTAAAACACATAAATTTTTATAATTCTAGTTTTGAAAATAATAACAAGATTCATGAAATTGAACGTGAGCGCGAACATGTTATAACAAGGATACCGCAAAATATTTTTTTAAGTTATTATGGAGTTTTAGACGGTTTACACAATCTTGGCAGAGTTCCATCGCCTAGTTTTGAATTTGACAATAACGTTTCAAATATTGAAAACGAACTTTATGAAGAGGAAGATGATGAAGATGAAGATGAAGATGAAGATGAAGAGGAAAAAGATGACGACATGTCTATTTCATAAATAATTTTTTACTTTTTAACTTTATTAATAGAGTATATTGTAATTCCTAATAAGAATAAATAAAAAATTTTTGGGTCATTACCGCCACCACCACCAAAACCACACTCAAAAATATTATTTTTATAGTTGATGTAACTGTTAAACTCTGGAATAGTGCTATAAAAACTCTTGTAAAAGTTGGGACTTAATGTGCGAAACATGTTATAATTAAATGCATAACATATTTTTAAATCTTTTAAAAAGGCACAAATTTAATTGTGGTATATACAAACCGCAAAAGGACTACACCTATCCATTCCATCCATGTTTGATTATTATTTACTGCGACAACATTCACATCTGCATGACCATTCTCTTCTGGCATTATTAAATTTATACATCAAGATCTTTCTATGTAAATTTAATAGACAATTATAATTTCAGGATTTATTCCTCTACAATAAACCCAATTGGTTTGGGTTTTAACTTTTTTGTTTTAGGTTTTGCAATTGTTACTGTAGCTTTTTGTTTCTTGCTTTGTTTTTCTTTAATTGGTGCAACAGAAACAACTGGAGCATCTTCTTCGGAAAACTCCTCTACAATAATTTTACCAACAAGTTTTGATTTTGCTTTAATTATTGTTTTCTTTGTAAAGGTTTGAAACAGTTTCTCTAATGTAAAGTTGTTAGCAATTGAATCTACAATATCTCGTTTAGTTTCATCATTCGTTATAATGTCTAAAAAATGCTCTATTTTATCATCTTTTGAAATAATTACACTATATTTTGGAACATTTTCTGATCTCAGTGCAGGTGAATAAATAAATACAAATTCATCTTGAGGACTTCCGTAAAGGACTAAAAAGTTTTTTAATCGGTTTGTAATAATAATTGGCTTTGTAGCAACAATAATTGACGGTACGTTGTATTTTTGCATTATTAACCATATATCCAAGTTGGTTATAAAATAGTCATCCAAGTAAATAAAATCCTGAAACGAAAGTGTTTTTGACTTAACTCGCGAACCCTGGGTTTTTTTGCCCTCCGATATCAAAATGTCCAATATCTGCGAACCATAAGCTGTAAAATATTTACTATATTCCTCATCTAATATAGCCTTTATTTTGTTCTTGTTTAATTTGTTTCCAGTGAATTTATAAATTATATTTGATAACATTTGAAATCCACAGTTTATATCACTATCATCATTGTAGTATAATTCTCTAAAACCGGATGGTAATATATCCTTCCACATTTTGGAAGATATATGAGTTTCTTTTGGCGTGCATTTTTCCTTCTCATCTTCAACTATTTTTTCTACAGGTTGTTCTTTTTGAACTGTTAGATTCAATGACTTATTTACTTCAAAAGTATTTTCATAAATTTGAGAAATTTTAGGCTCTGCGTTATCATATGTATTATATTTAACATAGTTATTCATTTCTACAGGAACTAATCCGTCAAAATAATCTTTTGTCAAGAGAGATTGAATTACTATTATTTCGTTTTCTCTTAAATTATAACCCAGAGCCCCAAAAGACAGATATGTTTGAGGTTGGAATATAAAGGTTTTAATTCTACTATATCTTATTAACTCGTCGGCCATTTTTCCAAAATAAATAATCTCGTTACTATTTTTATCATTTAACAAATTTCTTTTTGGAATAATTAATTGGCATTTATCACCTTTTATAAATGAACAAACTGGATTTTTTGAATTGCATTTATCTCCGGGCAATGTAATACATGTTGATACAGAATTAATTAAATTATAATCATAATTATCCGAAAAAACAATGGTGTCTTTTACTAAAGTTTTAATATATTCAATGACCCTGTGAAGCTTTGCAGAATATAAAATATATGATGCATTTAATTCTTTTTCTATTGTTTCTCTCATAGTAATGTTTTCATAATCATTCAATAAAATGCGAACAGTGTTTCTAAAGACATTATAGAAATTTGTTTCCAATTTAATTTTCTTAATATAAGCCGAGCGTTCACTGTCAATTGTATCTGAAGTAGAAATATAAGCCTCTGCTGAAACTATTGGTTTTGCATTTTTATTTACTATATAATTGTTGTCTTTTATAACTGGGATTGAATCTTTTACAGAAGAAATAGAAATTGGATCAGAGAGTTGAATAAATTGATTGGTTTCTGTTAATATTCCAACTACGTGTTCGTCTTCTAATATCTTCAATTCGGGATTTACAGGAACAACACCTTTCGTATCCTTGTGAACCATAGTTAAAAAATTTATAGTTTTATCGTAAGAACTGTAGATACTATCGTCATTCATAAAGACAAAGTTGGATAGAGCAGGTTCCATTGCAGTCGGATAACATGGTATATAACCAAAAATTCCATTTTTACTTGCAATAACTCCTATAACTTTACTTTGATAATTTAATATTTGTTTTTCTATCGTATAATCTTTGCTATTTAATACACTTGTCAGTTTTTCAAGTAAAATGGGATGTTTAAATTTATAAACAGTTGGCATACTAGGCAAAGGTGAACAAATTTCGCGAATAATTGGTTTAATAATCTTTTGAAATATTGCTCGCAGGTTTGACGATAATACTTGACTATGTTCACTAAAAAATTTTGTAACTTTTATAGATTTTTCCTTGTTTTCATATGCATATATGGGTTCGTATAGCTTGTCAATTTTTACTATGAATAGCGTTTGTCTTGAAGGATTGTACACTTCTCCGGAGTAATGATTTGTTGGACATATTAATTCAACGTTATTGGTAATGTCATTATTTACAATTTCCATAATAATTAAATTGCAACCCTTAGAAAATATACCAGAATTAGGTTTGCAAATAATGTCCCACAAATAAGTGTAATCAATTTCGTCCTTATCATTAGACAAATATTTCCGAAAATTTTCAAATGAACTTGCAACTTTTCGGAAATATTTGTCTTCCGTTGGAACAATTTCTTTGCCGGACTTATAAATTTTATTATAAAGTTTTGAAGTTGAGTATTTGTTAATTTCCAGTTTATTACGAATAGAATCATCGGTAACCGTAAAACTTGTTACATTATTTCCGTTTTGATACGTTATATAATCGTCAATATTTATTGAATCTATAATAATTTTTTTCATATCTGACACAGACGGAATGTTCATAGTTTCTGCGTAATATTTAGCATCCGCTATGCAAGCTATAAATGATTGTTTATTGCTAAATTCAACACCGTGTCTCAAAAGACAACTATGATTTGGTTTAATGTTTGTGTTTGTTTTACTTATTTGACACGTTGAACTTGCTTCTTGAAAGAAGTTCTGAATACCAACAGGTAAATAACCCCAACGCCCCGAATCTAATGGGAATTTTTCTGGACCTTTGACATAATTGTCTTTCTCAACAACTTCATCATTATCCGATTCTTCCTCTTTTTGTTTTTTACCTTTAGGTTTCTTTGACGCCACTGCATCAGACTTTTCATCTTTTTCGGCGTCATGTTCCGCACATTCTTTGCGTCTACCAATTTGCCCCGGTGTATTCCATTTTGAAAAACAACACGGAACGCACAACCCATCTGGGTGTTTTTTACTTGCTAGAAACCCAGGATAATGTTTTTTATAGTTTTCTTTTGTTCCATGCTCTTGTTTATCAAAAAACTCGTACACATAATTGCCATCATTCTTTATTTCTGTTTGATCGTCTGGTATAATTCCACCACACGTTGGATGGCGCTTCGTCATTTTTCCGGTCTTTTTATCTACCACGTCAACCATTTCAGAAGGGTCAATTGGCCTATTTGTTTTTAAACACCAATATCTGGGACAAGTATAATAATATTTATTGTCTGGTGTTGAACCATATTTGATTATATCTTCTTCTCTCAAAAAACTTTCTTTTTTAATAATATCATTTTGTTTTTCCTTTGAATACGTGTCAAAATTTTCTTTTCCATATTTCTTAATAACTTTTTCATATTCCTCGTTCTTCATATCTTGCATTTCGTCTTCGGTAATTAAAATAGGTTGTCTCATTGCAGACGATGGGCAAACCCGAGAATATCTACCAAATTTTCCTTTGTCCTCTTTTAAAAACAATACTGGGTCTAATTCGTACATTCTAGAAGCAAATGGAGATGGATTTTTTAGTCGCATTCCAACTATATCTCTAACAGTTTCCTCTTCTGGTTCCGGTTCTTCAACCTTAAATTTTAAAACTGGTTTTAAAGGAGGTAGACGCATCTTGGATTTTTTTGGAGGAGGAAGAGGTTCTTTGTCAGAACTACTAGGTAGTTTCATATCTTCAACAAATTCCCCCGAATCTGATGAAACACCTCCTTGCATTGATCCTCGTCTTCCACCACTATTTAGGTCATCGTCGTCGTATTCATAGTCATCTTCATCTCCGTAGATCAAATCTAACGCGCTTTTAACCTTGTGTTCTTTAAGTTCTTCTACACCTTTAACATATTCGCTGAAGTCTTCAAAACCCATGTCGTCGCTTTCAAGAAGAGGAATTTCTTGCTCAGGAAATGCTTCCTCAACCGGAGCTATAATATCTTCTATAATTAATTCCATTTTTTCCTCAGTTGAGCAGAGAGAATTAATTGTCTTGCTTGGAACTAGTGTACTGGTCTTGTCCTGAGTTAAACGAATAAACGAATCTAAATAAATTGGAATAGTTTCCAAATAAAATATATCGTTAATATTTTCAACATTTATTGTTATACTACTAGTTATACTGTTTAGAGTTATATTTGTTTTGAATCCAGGATTTGATTTGATTTCAATGTCTCTCCTTTTTACTCCTCTTTCAACTTGCAATTCGCTCGCCATCTTAGCAAGTAAACTACGGGCATCTGACTCTTCCATTCTATAGTTTTCTATAAGAGCCAAAACTATTTCATCTCCTTTTAATCCATCTTTTTGATTTGCTTGTTCAATAATAAATGCTTCTTGACTTGTAAACTTGTTAAAATTTGCAACACGTTTAAATCGCATATTGACTCCCGTCTTGGCTTTTATATCTTTTGTTTCAATCACAAATGCGCTTGTTACACAACCAATAAAATCGCTCACTTTGATTGGCTTTGTAATTTCTACATTTGATTGATAATTTAACTGTTTAACTGAAATATTCTCATTGTAGATGCTTTCATACAATTGAATTGTATAACCACTTTGTTCCAAATAATTTTTAACTTCTTGAATTATTGGATTCACGTTGGCTTTAATTATTGCGTCAATGTCTGCAACACTAACAATCTTATCAAATTCACCAGTTATGGTTATATTTCCATTATCCTCAAAATTACACGTTAAGAGTGACGCATTTTCAACGCTATTTATAAAAACCGTAACAGATTTTGTTTTTCCAACATCTCTCATCAACTTGAAAATATTTGCTTTTGAAAGAAATGGAATTTTTCTTCCATCTGTAGATATTTTATCTGCATAAAGGCGATATATTTTTTCTAATTTTATAGAGGGGTTGTATTTTATCAGAGGATTTTCTTCTGTTGCGTGAATAATTTTAAATATTACATCCAATGGTATTTTTATTGAGAATTCCGGACGGATTGTCATTTTAATAAATTTAATACCCGAACTTTTGTATTTATATTTTTTTGTTTCTTTTCTATATTTATACACATCATAAAACATGTTAACGCTTTCAAAAGTTTCTAATGTATTCTTTGTTAAAAGCCTTTTATTCTCGTCAATTAGAGAAAACTTCTTTTCTTGCAATTCGTCATAAGAATTTATTTCGTGTTTTTGCAAAAAAGGATAGTATATTGTAGAGGTAATATCCTCTGGAAGACCATTTTCTTTAACTTTCCGCAAAACATCTTCGGCCAAACATAAATAAATATTGTTATCAATTATTCCACCACTGTTTAATAATAAATGACTGTTTAATGTGGTGAGAGATTTTCTAGCGGCTCTTTCAATAAAAGGGTCATAACTTGTAACATCAAATGGATTACAAACAAACGGGTATTCATTTTCAATTATAAAAAATTTTTGCCCTAATACTTTTGATACAGTGAATTGTTTGTTTGTTAAATTTAACTCTAAAATATCATCGTATGTATACACTTCTTTAATTGGCAATTGAGAGACAATTGATTTCCCAGTTTCATCGTGAACATTTAATAAAAACTGATCTAATCTTATCTTTGTTAGATCCAGTCTATTTTTTTGTGTAAGAGTCTGATATATGTTTGTAGTATTAAGGAATTCTTTCTTTTCACAGAACAAATAAATTTGTTCTATTGAAAAAGTATTTGAAATGGCTTCTATTAATTTTAATTTTATGGTGCCAATTGAATCATCAAAATGAATTTGATGTTTAAGAAACTTTACATCAATCGGATTAACGCTTGCTTGAATTTTTGCAAGTTCCGAATCATTAAATATTGGCAATTTGGTGCTTGGGTCTATGAATCCTGTATTTTTGGGGTCCTTCTTAAATAGTTCTTCTGGATTTGGAACATCTAAATTATTCCCATAAAACACATAGATTGTCTTGGTTTTTTCTTTGTCTATTAGATGGTGCACTTTATAAATTGAATTATGATTTGTTGTCATATATATACTCTTGGTATTATTTTATATAAATTTTCCATTATTGTCATATTTTGAGAGAGAGACTATAAATAAAACACTAAATAGAAATGTTTTAATTATATTTTATATTACAGGTATTATCGTTGGTTTCGTCTAGTTTTTTTAGTTTTTTTTGATTTATTTTTCCTCTTTATTGTCTTGCGTTTTTTTCCACCAGCCGGACCACCTCCAGGACCATCATTGGGACCTTTTCCAGGAGGATAAAGTCTTATATATCTTTGCGCATCTTCGCGAGAAACCCATCTTCCACCAGGACTAACACCTTCCAGTCTTTCGCCAACTACCAAAGGCATTTCTTCAGCTTCTGGAATGTCAAGCTCCAATCTTCTACGAGTTTTAGGAATTGATTCTATTGATGCCACTGGCGGACCAATTGCAAACTCCGTTGTGGGTTCAGGTTCTCTGCAATATACATTCAAGTCAATTCCTTGTTTACTTCCAGGTATTGATACTTTAAGAAGTGGACTGCTAAATGCCCTTCTTACCTCTGCATCATTGCAAATTTTTTTCATAACATCTTTAAAGGTTTTATCGTCAGGATTGTGAATATAATACAGTTTTAAATATTTTACAGCGACTTTAATATATAATTTGTTATGCAACAAAAAATGTTTATCCTCGTTACTACGATAATCAAACAAATACATAAGACCACTTTCATCATTACTATCTACTTGAAAACCTAAATTATAATCAAATTCTAATAATTCATTAAGTATTAATAAACTTGCATCTTCTTTATAATCACAAGCTCGCATTAATGATGATTTTTGGTTGTTGCTATATGTTGCATATGGTTTGCAGTCACCTTTTAACAATTCTTTTACAACCATAACTGACATTTCATCGTCACTACTGCAACATAATGTTAAAGGTGTTCTTCCGTCAGCATCTACTTCACCTAAATCCACTTCTTCTGGTTCACGTAATCCAATTTCAATCATTTTTAATGCAGCATTAAATTTTCCATTTTCGCATGCATATCCTAAAGAGCATACTGAATTTCTATCAAAAAGATAATTTCTTAAAAAATTTTTTTTTAAATTATTCAAAAATAACTCAGTCGCCTCAGCATTATCCTCATCTATTAATTCTTTAAAATGACCAATAATATCTTCGTCTATTGGACATATTCCATTATATTCTTCTTCAGCCATTAATTATATATTGTAGTATTAAAATATATAATTGCAAATAATTACAAATCATATAAAGGGTTGTCAGTAATTGTCATGCCACAATAACCTTGTGGACTTTTTTTATAATCAACCGGTTGATAAATGTTAGCCGCCTTGGCATTTTCCAACAAGAACTTGAAGTTCTGCCAAAAATCTTGTTTGTGCCCAATTGATTTTGTCATTATGTGGGCTAATTCGTGCAACGCAACAAATGTAAGGGTATTAATATCAATAAGAGTCACACTATTTTTTGATTTGCTCAAACAAAATGCAAGTTTCTCTCCCTTATTTTCACTATAAGCAGTCAATTCACTTGTTGGAAGAGTCTCTGAAATCTTCTGAGGATTAAACCCTTCTACTAGGCGTTTTACATCAGGGTCATCTGGATATTTTTTTCCGACATAACCAACAAGTTCTTTGCATTTTTTAGTTGCTTGTGCTAATAAATCTACAGCTTCATTTACTTGAGCTCTATCTCTCACACAGTATTTATTACCATCTACTGTTGATATTACGCATTTTAAACTAAATAATTCTGATTCTGAGTAAATTTTGAGGCATATAAGTAGAATGGCTCCAATTATAACATAGGTTAAAATTTCACTTTTCCATAAATTATTAAACATATAATATGGTGTTATTATATATTTTACTTGTTAAATAATGATCAGTTAAGCATCTTATAATATTAGCAAACTAATTAAATATAAAAAAATAATAGTATATAGCTAAAGTTAATTACCGAAAAACAAATGTTTGATAAACACCCTAAATCTTTATTTTGGAGTGAAAGAAATGAGAAGAAACCTAGTGAAGAAAATAGAAAAAATGATTTATATAAGATGAAGTGTGCTAATGAAAATGGATTTTCTGTAATAAGACTATTGCAAACAGATGTGTATAAAAATAAATATCATTGGTTAAATGAATTAATTTCAAATATTGAAAAAGTTTCAAATGAAAATGGAGTTCAAAATATTTATATGTGTAAAAATAATGAATATAAAAATTTTGATTTAACTGAATAAATTTTTGTTACTTGTTATTGTAACAAATTTATTGAGGACCGGCACCCAACTCCAAAGGAGGACGAAGAAAGTCGGGCTCAATTGTGGAAAGATTCCAAGGGCCAACGTAGAGCTGAGGGTTAGGGGGCTCAGAGCGGATTTGTAAATTGGCGTTTCTTAGGGTTTGGCCGATGGTGTCAATGCCGATGTGGTAGCCAGCCTTCAACAAGTTGATGTTGGCAAGATCCCCCTTTCCAGAGGGGTTTAATTGAGCCCACTCACCATTAGTGTCTTTGGGCAACAAATCGGAAGGATTTTGCATGTTGGACTTGGAGCAAGAAGTGGGAACACCAACGTTGGGAGTAGCGATTCCCTTAACAGACGCGAAGACCTCATTCTGACCTAATGCCTCCGAAGGACGAGGACCAGATGGCATTGCACCTCTTCCGGATCCGGCCCCGGCATACGCAGAGTTTGGAGTAGAGTGCATATATTCTGACCCATACATGCCCTTGGAAGTTAAGTAGTTTGCGAAAACGCTAACACCATACGCAACTATCAATAAGACGACAAGAGCGCCAATACCATAATCGGACCATAGCTTTTTTAAAGTGCTGCTCATTATATAAAATTACCCGATAAAATATTTTTTTGAATACAGTTTAATTAGTTTATTCTAAACATTAAACATCCGATTCTTCTTTTTCTAAATCACTATCAGAATATTCTGATATATCCTCAATGTCCATATCACTGTCTTCACTGTCTTCACTATCATCTAAATCGGCCAACATATAAGTTTTCTTAATATTCTTAGCTTCTAAAAAAGCCATTATTGCAGTTCTTTTTGCATCCTTTGCTTTTTTCCGTGCCACCTTATAAATTTCATAATAAACTTGATTGGGTTTTTTAAGTGTAATTGTTTCTAAAGCATCTAAATCAGAAGCTATATTTACTTCTGTTAAATCTAAATCATGTTCTACATTTTCCACACTTTCTACATTTTCTACACTGTCCTGTTTTTGAGTTTCCTCAATATTAACAGTTTCACTAAATGATTCTTCATTGGAGTCAATTGTTTTTTCTTCAGAAACAATCTCAGTGTTTTCTAAAAGTGGTTCTTCTAAATTTTCCACCGAGTTTAATTTCAAAACAATATTCTCGGATTGAAATCCTTGAGGTCTTACACTGTTTAAACTTGTCTTAATTAAACAATTGTCAAATATTTTTTCGCTGCTCAAAACCATAGCCTGTTTAAGCTCTAACTCTATTTGAAAGTTTCTACTAGTAAATTTAATACCTTGAACTTCTAAAATAGAAATCATATAATTTTCTGAGGTTACATCATCTATGGTTATTGGAACTTCATTCTCATTGTAAATTTTAATGCTAGGTATGTTCGTATTATAATTGACCTTTACATTAACCCTTACTAAATAATATTTTCCGGATTTGTATATTCTTATCGGAGACGCAAACGCTGATTCAATGTCATTCAATTCTAATTTATTTTCAAACCACGATTCACCTTTACTATATATTAGTTCTTGACATTTATTTTCAAGATTTTCTAACCAATGAATAAATTGTGCGTCGTTATTATCAAACATTAAATCAGAATAAATCTTCTTTCCATTTTTAATAAAACCCTGTCTAGTTAAAGATTTTGGCGTTTCAATGTAAAGAGGTTTGTTGTGCATTTGTATTTTGGTAAAATACGCTCCTCCTTGAATTCCCGTTGGATGTGCTAAAGATATATGCGAAAAATCAAAGTCGTTGTTTGGTTGAAAAATATTCTCCATTAGTTGTTATTAAGAAAATTTATACTATATTAACACGCAAAATAGAATGTAAAGCGGAATTTATTTTTATATTTTGGTATTTTATTTTATTTTATTTTATGTTTATTTAGTAATTAGTAATTATGAAGGAACCAATTATTCAACAATGTTTAGACATATTAAAGCGGGATGACATAAAAACTGAACTCAAAACATTTTGTGGTCCAGTCATTCAAATGATTTTTGATTTTATTAATCCATATATTTATCTTACACTATTCCTTGTTTTTTTAATTTTTATAATGATTTTAGCGATATTAACATTGCTTATTTTAGTGTTGCGTAATAAAAGTTTGATTTCAAAAATTTTTTAATATTTTTTCTCATTACTCTATATAATGAACACAACTTCAAGTTCAATGACAAATCCCTTGGCGACAACAAGAACTAGCTCTAGCTCTAGTTATGGAACAACCGGTGGTTCCAGAAAAAAAAGATTGAACCTTTCTAGAAGCCGTGCTAGACCTGCGTCTATGGCTTTAGCTGGTGGCAGACGCCGCAAGCGTCGTGGAGGCCAAGCCGCTGCTTCCCCTTCTCAGTATTCAAGTGCAAATACTTTTATTCCAGCAACTGTCGGAAACGGTCAACAGCAATATGACAATGTCTTTAAGGGGGCCAACTTGCCCAACGGCAATCAGATTGTTGGTCTTCAAGGTCAAAATACACAGATTCCTGCGTCTTTGCCTCAAAACTCTGGCAATATGAATGGAGGTAAGAGACGCAGATCCAAGAAAGGTGGCTACTGGGGTCAAGTTTTAAGCACTGCTTTAGTGCCTTTTGGATTATGGGCCGCCCAAAACCGTTATTCTAAGCGCAAGGGCTTTTCTAGCTTTGTTCCCAAGATTGGTGGCAAGACAAAAAAGAGCCGCAAGTATTAAGTAGGTGATTTTATAAAACAAAATAAAAATGCTTAAAAACAAGTAAAGATATTATATATCATGAGATATCTAATAACAATTATAAAAAATTTACTGCCTAAGGAGTTACCCAAACCAGTAGGTAGATGGAATATAGATTATTGCAATGTTAAAACAAATAAAAAAGTAGATTTATCAAACGAAGATCACTGTGGTCCTTGTGGGCAATATGCACTTCAACAATTAGAAGTTAAAAATACTAATGGAAAAAAAAATAATTCAAAATGAAAAATTTCACTAAAATAATGCAAAAAAAACTGATCCACATTTTTGATTTCATGCAATAAGCAAACTGAACACCAAACCAACAATCATGTCGCTTATTCAAGTTATTGTTCTCCTTGCCCTAGTCTTTCCTCTGGTGCTGAGTGATTGCAAGGGGGGAGACCAAGGGAAGTGTGTCCCCGTAGCTGATGAGAATGAAAAGCTGCCGCGGGTTGGGGCTTTAATTGTAGTGGTTACAATGTTTATAATTTGCTGCAATAGGCGTCCACTAACCATGGGCGAGCATGTTTGTTTTAATTATGACCCATTATTCAGATACAAGTACATAACTGGCAAAATTTAGATTTGGAGTGCATATTTTCAACCAATTAAATGAAAAATTGATTCTTATAACTTTATATCAAATAATGCAATTTGATATGGAGCAAAAACAAAAGCAAAAGCGTGTGTATAGAAAAAAGTGCCGAGGTGGACTAGCCAATTGCAAGAATTATATCGGGGATTATAAGGATGTTGATAGTGTTGGATGCTGTGAACAATGCGACAAGTATGTAGATGATAATCCTTATGACCCATATTGGGAGCAGATGGATCAAGAGTTTTCTTCATCGCTTGAATACGAAGAGCTAGAAAAAATGGGTTTATTGGAAGACAGTGGCGCGTATGACAAGGCGTTTGAAAAATTCCAAGCAAATTATGAACCATGGCCAAAAATGCGACGCAGAATGGCCCAAAAAGTATAATTCCAACAAAACAACCGAGCACTTTCTTTAAGTCCCTTTAAGAATAATATCTATATTTTGGGAAATTTTGAATGTTGAAAAGTGTTCGAGAAAGTCAAAAATGGACAAAAAAAATGTCCAATTTCCCAAAACCCAGGGACTTTACGGAAAATAAGTTTCCCTAAATCAGTTTTACACCATTATGCTCTGATTTTCCAAAAAAACATTCTAAAATTGTTACCATAAAATTTTAATACTTTTTTCGGAAAAGGATTTAGGGATTTTTTCTGCAGTCAATATAAGTAATAAATGACTGACAACTTATCCTCAAAACTCCCTTCACATTTTTTTTGTGAAAAGTGTAACTACAAATCGTCTAATAAAAAAGATTACAGCAAACATTTATTGACACGCAAACACAAAAATACTGACAATCAACTGACTTTTACTGACGAAAAATCCCAAAAAACCCCATCGTTCATATGTGATTGTGGAAATGAATACAAACATCGCCAAAGCTTATTTAATCACAAAAAGAAATGCGTAAAAAGTAAAGAAGAACCAATTGAAGAATCTAACAACGTTATTCTTGAATTACTTAAACAGAATCAAGAGTTTAAAGACCTCATTATAGAACAGAATAAGCAAATTGTTGAGTTGGCGAGTAAGGTCGGAAATACTGTCAACAATACTACCAACAACAATAGCAATAACACAAATAATAACTTTAATCTACAGTTCTTCTTGAACGAACAATGCAAAGATGCCCTCAATATTATGGACTTTATCAATCAACTTCAATTAAATACAACTGATTTGGATATGGTTGGGCGATTAGGATACACTGAAGGGATTTCAAAACTTTTTATTAGAGGTCTTAAAGAGCTTGATTTATTTAAGCGTCCAATTCATTGCAGTGATTTAAAGAGAGAAATTTTATATGTAAAAGATAAAGACTCCTGGGAAAAAGACAATGATGAAAAGAAGAAAATGAAAAATGCTATAAAATACATAGCTGCCAAGAATTTCAAACAAATACATGAATGGCAAGAAGAAAATCCAGATTCAAATGATTATGATTCCAAAAAAAATACGGATTACAATAAAATTGTATTGCATTCTATGGGTGGGGCAACTGCAGAAGAAGATGAAAATAACTACAATAAAATCATAAGAAATGTAGCTAAGGAAGTTACCATTGACAAGGAACAAAATACTAAACTAAAATAGACTTTTTAACAAAGTCTTAATTTTCTCCTCATATTTATTTTTAACGGACAAATTTTCAATCTCATTGTGTTTACCGTGAATGTTTTCTTCCATTTGTCTAAACATACTATTATCGTCTCTCGGCAAATTAATTTTCCTATTAATATAAGACTCTTCTGATTGAAATACATAATGAGCTACAAATGCCGCACACTTATTATAAGGAACATTCCATTCATTAAACGACTTTGAATCATACATTGGTTTCATATTAAGAGAGAACATTCTCCTTGGTTCCGAAATAACAAAATAATGAGGAGTTATAGCGTTAACTACTTGCGACGGTCTTACAAATGTTTTAACATGTTTATCAAGTTTTAAATCAGACTTTGTATAATTTTCTACAATTAAACCAGAATTTGGTTCTTTTTTATGATTGTTTGTTCCAAACATGAGCCAATTTATTGCAATAGAATCTGCAAATAAATAGCGAGTCAACAGCTCGTTAACATTTTGAAATGCATTTAATACTAGAAATTCATCAGCATCTAAATATAACATCCAGTCTGCACCTGCTCCACGTGCAATTTGTGAAGCTTTTATCATAAGTTTCATTTTAATTGGTCCGTCTAGTTCACACCTTTCAACAATAACTCCTTTTTTAAATATATTTAATTCTTGACTTAAAGGAATCTTGGATTTGTGGTCAAAAACATAAATCAAGTTGAATCCAATGAGTAAGTGGTGTGCAACCCACTCTCTAATATTTTTCTCATCTCTCGCGTTAGTAAATAAAATAGTCTTACTCACTATTTTTCTTTTAGAATCATTTAAGGGAATGTAATTATTTTTTCTGCGTCCCATTGTAAACACATTTTCTCTTGAAAACATATATAATTTATTATTATTTAATAATCCAAAAGTTTACTTATATTTTTTGTTGTTTTATATTATAAAAACAACAAATGAGCTTTGAACAGAATATACAACAATGGGTTTCAATTGACAACCAAATTAAGCTGCTAAATGATAAGATTCATGAACTAAGAGAGAAAAAACACAAATTGAGCGAAAATATAACACATCATGCGGAACAACACGATTTGAGAAATGCAACTGTACAAATTAGCGACGGAAAGCTTCGGTTTGTTACTTCAAAAATTACTTCACCGTTAACATTCAAGTATGTTGAAAAATCTTTAGGAGAAGTTATAAAAAACCAGACGCAAGTAAAGCAAATTGTTGAGTATTTAAAACAACATCGGGATGTAAAAGTTGTTCCAGAGATAAAGCGGATTTCCAATAATTAATTTATATACTAATAATGTATATGGCGACCCCCACCCCCTCTATTTTTGAAGAAGATGATATGGTTTTTAATAAATCTGATGGAAAAATTCATAGTGCTGGGTTTACTATAGATTCTATTCTAATGCAAAAAGGAGAACCTGTGTTAATAACAAGAAATTCTAGCGCGCAAACCGGTGGTGGAAATTTTTCAGATTTATTCAAAGATTTAGCGGTTCCGGCAGGTCTTGCACAATTTACTAGAAAACAATTTGGTGGAGATGTACACGATTCCAAAATCCAAAATACCAAAGATCCCGAACCCATAGGAGAAGATATTCACGAAAAGTTATTGAAAATGGTTGAACTAGAAGGAGGTTCAAGACCAAGAAAAACTAGACGCACAAATAACACGGTATCTGGCAAAACAAAAAAACAAAAACTTATAGCTTAAAATTATAGTTTATATATATTTTTGAAATATATAAAAACAACAAGCAAATTTATACTTTACTCCAAGTGGAATAGTTAAACGGAGACAACAATATATCATCTATTTTGGTTTTCCAAAAGTCAACTTGTTTTTCCATGACAACGTCTTTTTCCGTCTTGGGATAAGGAGTAGTATTTTGCATCATCTCTTCTTCTTCTGATGTAATTTTTGGTTTATAACCAAAGCAATTTACTCCAAATTTAACGCGAGGATTTGCAATATATCCTCCATTTATTCCCGTACGACCACAGTCGTGTTCGTGACCTGCTATTTTTTGCAAATTGTCAAATGTCACTTTTTGAGTAGGAAATAAGGCCATTTGACCATCAGACCAACCATAATTGCACCACTCACCTCCTTTATTGTAAGAATTTTCAACTTCGTCGTATGTGGCTAAACGAGAATCATAAGCTTTGCACAAAGTTTGGGCTTCTTCATATCCGTAATGATTTCCAGGAATGTTAAATACTTGTTGTCCGTTTGAAGCGCTAAACACCGGCTCGTTAAAAGATAAATCAAATGGATTAGCAATGTCTTGAATAACTTTAATATCCAGTTGTTTTTGCGTAGTAAATAAGTTTTGAATAGATGCGATTATATCAATGCTAAAAAAATATTGCAATGCATTGAATAAAATTAAAACAATTAATATTCCAATAACAATAATAATTATCAAATTTGTTGAACCTTCTAAACCTGAACTTCCCGAATTTGTTGTCGAATAGGTTGTTGATGAATCTCCTAAAGATACGAAAAAAATTATATAAATTATAACCACAAACACGAGTATAATAAATGCTGTTGGACTTATTAATAAACCATTCATATAATCATACATACTTTCTGGGTCTATAGTTGAGCTTGTAGTTGCGTCCATATATATATTATTGAATTGTTTTTTTTCTGTAAAATAAGCAATATGCTTTTGGAGTTACTAAATCTTGTAAATTTGTAACTTCCGTAACATATGTATCATTAAAATGATACCACTTGTCGTTTGCGTTTTTAATAAACGCAGTATAATGTCCACCGTGCACCCCTCCACTGTGGTTGCAAATCCCATATAAATCATAAACATAACTTTCCTTTTTATAACCAATTACATAGTTAGATAAATCAAAATTTTCTAAAGGAAACGATATTAGTGCTTGATTTTTTTGATTTTTGTGATTAAACCTTTTAATATCAATTACTAAAACTGATGGCATGCTCCAGTAGATTAGTTTTTTTTGGATATTTTGTTTCTCTTTCGTATTTTCATTATACCACGCATTTTCTCCTTCTAGAGTTTCACCATTGACATATAGATCAAAACAGTTTTCTAAACTTGGACTTTTATTTTTTTCAGGTATGGATAAATTTATTATGAAATAAGGCTCGGGTGATGTGCTCAAAACTTCTCCGGTCTCTAATGAAATAATCTGTGAAACATGAATTCCATAAAATAAGTTCCATATTTCAGAGTATTCCTTTGCATACATTTTCTTTGTCATTTCAAAACATTGAACCGCCATTTTATCGGTTTCATTTGATGGAATGCCATTAATGCTCATATTAACTTCCCGAGATAGACTTGTATGAAAACAATCTACTAAGAATAATAAAAATTCTGGAAGGTCGTTTTGAGAATAACCAGTAAACAGATCAGCGTGTTTAATGTGAGCAATTTTTTGAATAGTTTTAATAAATTTTCCTGGGGATATAGTGCAGTTTTCACTCCACATTAAAGTTCTCAAATTATCCCATTCAATAAGCAAAACAGAATCGTGTTTGTTGTTAAGTTTCTTCTTATAATTTCCACTGTTAAGAAAATTGTTTAATTCATATGTGTGTGATAGAACTTGTATACAAGAATTAATGAAACATGTGTTGCCAAGATTTGCTAATCCAGTTAATCCTTTATTTTTGTAAGTGTCAAAACTCATCCTGCTATTTTATATATAATAATATACATTTAAACATATTTTAAATAATATATATTAAGGGTATGTCTCAAGGTAACAGACAAAACGGACAATTTACGTTGACAGCTGATCAACGATCGTTGTTGGAAATGTATGTAAATTTTTATAATCATACAACAAGACAAATGGATTCATTGTATGATTTGCAAAGTGAAATCCAAAGTCACATCAATCAAATTGTTGGGTTAACGACAAGTCAAACTAATAGAAATCCTCAAAGTAATAGAAATAGAAATCCTCAAAGTCAAAGTAATAGAAATCCTCAAAATTTTAATGAGGCTTTAAATAATAATCTTGGTCAAAATAATTACAATAATATAAGATCTGGACAAAATAGAACACAAAATAGAACACAAAATAGAACACAAAATAGAACACAAAATAGAAATCCAACCGTAGAATTTCCGTCAAATAATTCAAGAGTTGTTTATATTGAGGGTGTTCCTTATTTGTTGGACTTGACAAATTTTATGAGACTTAGAAATTCAAACAACACCGAAGCAACAAATCTTTGGCGTTCGTTTTACGAAAATATTGCCGTTTCTCCATCTCGCGCACAAATTGAAAACTCAACCAGAGTATTACGGTTTTCTGAAATAACAGACCCAATAAATAATAGTTGTCCAATTACCTTAGAAAGATTTGATGAAAATAGTAGAGTTACTCAAATTTTACATTGCGGACATATATTTACCCCTAGCGGAATAAACTCGTGGTTAAATTCAAATGTAAGATGCCCAGTTTGCAGACACGATATAAGAGATTATCGGGTTCCTATTGTTCCAGATAATTTACAGTCATCATCAACTAGAGAAGACAGACAATCTATTTCTGAACCAGGAAATGACGAAGAACCAGAATCAACCGAAGAATTGGAAGAAGAAGACCAAATTCCGTACATACCTCCAATCAACGATGGAACAAGTAATTCAATAAATCGTGGAACTTCAAGGATAACTAGTGAAAATATTACAAATGTTTTGTCAAATATAACAGAAGAAATATTAAATAATATACTACCACAAAATAGAAGTGAATTGGGTGGATCAAGAGCATTATTTGACAGATCTCAGAATTCATTATTTTATGATTCGTCAAATAATCAGTTTATATTTGAAGGTTTAATCAGACGGTAAAAAAAATTGAAAGATTTATCCAAAACTTTTGGATGTTAATTATGTCAACCAGAAGAATGCCGAGAGAGCAAGTGAGAGACCAAGATGAGGATGTCAAGGATGAGGCACCTCAGGTTAGAGAAAACAAGGTGGTTGCTGCTTTTAATGTGGTAAAGCCGTATCTGCAGATTGTCAACAGTGTTGCTGGAGTATATATACTTTGGGTCTTTCTGCATTTTGTTTCGGCCAACTTGTATGTATATTACTGCGCACACACGTCGTTCTTTGGAGCGATGATGTCCCCGCTGTTGGCGGCTGCACCACACTGCAGAGCATTGAGGTGGGTGCTCAATGCTAGTGCCCACTCCATTGACACAATGTGGCTTATTTTAGGTAGTTGGGTGTGCTCCAAGCTCGTCCTTGTTGGTGGTGGCGCAGCGACGGTGACTGCAGCAAACACAACCACGCCAGTGACAGAAACACCCCTTGAGGCTCTTCAGGGCGCAGCAGCAGGGCTAATGATGCTACCTGGCAGATAAACAATTGTAAAAATAATATAAAGATGTGTCTCTATTTAAGAGTATCATGACAGCAAGTGTGCGTTATAGACAACCGTGGAGTTCAACCGAAGTAAATAGACTTTATAGTGAATATGAATTGAGACAGTTGCCCATTTTAGACATTGCAAAGTTGCATAAGCGCGGCGAGCACGCTATTTTACATCGTTTGGCAAAGGAGGGGCTTATTCTAGAAACTTGGTCAGATGTTAGAGGATGGAATGTTAATGACGCGAAGGTTTTGAAGCCAGTTGTTAATTCTCCGCGTATAAATGTTGTAAATACTGTATTTTTTTCTCAAGAATCAGATGAGAGTCTTGAAGACAACGACGACCCCAACGATAGCGATTATGTTTATGAAAGCGATGAAGATGATGAGGATGATTTTAGCGTTGTAGATAGTGATGCGGATGAATTTAGCGAGGATAGCGACGACGATAGCGATTATGTAGATGACGCTGAAAGCGTTGATAGTGACAGTGATTATGAGGACGAGTTCCCATCAAAAACCACTTCCGAGAACGAGGAGTACGACCCTTATAGCATTAAGCAAAAGGCTAAATTCATACAAAATATTATTAGCGCTCTCAAGTTTTTTGTTTATGCAGCTTAAAAAAATAAAAATTGATTTTTTTAAAAGTTAAATATAAATTGTAAATCAACTTAATGGAATTGTCTCCAGAACAACAAATAGCATTTGATAAATATGTTCAAGGCAAGAACATATTTATTACTGGACCTGGTGGAACAGGAAAATCAACGCTTATTAAAAAGATTCAATCCGATGCTCGGAAGAAACAATTAAATATTCAAGTGTGCGCATTAACTGGGTGTGCAGCAGTATTGATTGGATGCAAAGCAAAAACAATACATTCATGGTCTGGAATTGGGATAGGAAACGGGTCAATTGGAATAAATGTGAAAAAGATTACTTTGAATAAATACAAACAAAAGGCTTGGAAAAATGTAGATATATTGGTAATTGATGAAGTGAGTATGATGTCTCAAAAAATATTTGAGATGTTGGATGCAATTGGAAAAGCTGCGAGGGACAATGTAAAGCCGTTTGGTGGAATTCAAGTAATCTTTTTGGGAGACTTTTATCAACTTCCACCCGTTGGAAATAAAGATGAAATAGAAACGGTGCGATTTTGTTTTGAAAGCGCGGTTTGGAATGAGACATTTTCAAAGGAGAATACCGTGCAGCTTAAGAAAATTTTTAGACAAACCGATGAGACATATACAAAAATTCTGAATCAGATTCGCGAGGGTAGAATAAAAAAAAGTAGCAACGATTTGCTTTTGAGCCTTGTTGGGAAAAAGCCAGAAGAAGGGTCAATAATACAGCCTACAAAATTGTTTCCGGTTAGAAGTAAGGCAGATGCAATTAATGAAATTAAAATGAAGGAGTTGCAAGGTCCAGAGTTTGAATTTAAAATAAGAATGTTAAAAAACTTACCATCTGGAGAAAAGGAGAAAGAGAGAGAGAAAGAAAGAGGTCACCCAAGTCCAAAGTTTAGTCCAGAACAAATAGATGCTGAGTTGATTACAATTCATAATAGCATTCTTTGCAATGATATTGTAAAGCTAAAAGTTGGAGCTCAGGTTATGTGTGTTGTTAATATTGAACTTCCAACCGGTGAAATGATTTGCAATGGAAGTCAAGGAGTTGTTGTAAACTTTTCAGAACAAGGCTTACCAATTGTTAAGTATAAAAATGGGCATGAGATGACTATGAATTATCATGTGTGGGAGAGTGAAAACATCCTTGGTGCAGGCGTTTCGCAAATTCCACTTATATTGGCTTGGGCGATTACAATTCATAAATCGCAAGGTGCGACCATGGATGTTGCTGAAGTTGATGTAGGAAGTGGAATATTTGAGTGCGGGCAAACATACGTTGCGTTATCTCGGGTAAAAAGTTTAGAAGGACTATATTTGTCATCATTTGACGCTTCAAAAATCTTTATCAATAAAAAAGTAAGAGAATTTTATGATACATTGGTGGTGTAAATTCTAGGCTTTTACAAAGACGTAAGTAACTTCTTCTGTTTTTTTTGGAGAAGAAGTTTCTGTTCCACCGTTATTTCCAGGTCTTTTGCTATTAGACATGGTAAATACAACGTCAAGTTGTTTCCACCCATTTTCTTGATGAATCGCAACAACATCGTCCAGCAAGTTGTATTTTTTATCTGTCTTAAAATTCTTAACACTCCAACAACTATATTTCACTCGGCCAATAAGTCCTATGATTACAGGTCTTAAAAACTTATCAAGCCATGATTGATAGTCTCCCAACTTTGTTGATTGAGTTGTTTCATCCGAATAAATTTCCAAGTTGAAGTAAGGTGGGCTTGTAAGCGCAATGTCAAACTTTGCGTCCTCTGGAAGTTCAAGCAATGCTAATTCAGCCGGCTTATTAATAAGTGTAACTCCAGTTAAACCAAGCTCATCCCGAATTTCAGACAAAGCATTGTATGTCTTTTCACAAGGGTCTATGCCGGTGTACATAACATCTGCTAGGTCAACGCTCTTGGAACCAATCATTCTGCCACCCCAACCAGCGCACACATCTAGAACGCTCTTTGCATCAAAATAAGAGATAATATTTCTAGCCATTAATGGGCGATACATTGTAACTTTTCCAAGACCATTTGTAAATGAAAGTGACCGAATAATTTCAGATGCGTAAGGAGTTGAATGATTAGTTCTATTAAAACGAAGCGCTTTTTCCAAATTTGCCTTCTTCCAAATAGATTTAACCGAGAGACCTTTGTAATTTTGAACTTCATGAAAGTGTCGCATATGTTTCCGCATAATTTTCATGCCAGCTACAGCCGTCGCAGAAACATTTGTAACCGTTTTGTCAAGCTTTTTTTCTCTCAACAATTTCCAATCCTTTGCAATATCTACATCAGGGTAGTCTTCATATAGGATGCCATGAGTTTCTAGTTCTGTTGCCAAGATTGGTAACAAAGTTTCAAAATCAGCATCAGACAAGTTTTTGAGTGAATTTTTTTTATTAATTATTTTATTCATGTTTTCAAAAGTGTCAGTTGTCATTGTTTATAATATAACAAATAGTTCTTATATTATAATCAATTTTTTCAATAATGAAAAAATAATCCCCGCGGAAATATATATTATTAGTAATTCTACTTAAAGAACTTTGTTAGAGCTTGATTGCCAGTTTTTTGATTGTTTGTTTCTCTTAGAAACTCGTCAAACAATAACGCTTTTACTTCCTTGTTCTTCATAGACTCTAATTTATCTTCAAATTTTTCAGGAGGGGTTGATTTTTTCAAAGCTTCTACGTCCCTCCTGAGTTTTACAACTTTGGACTTCTTATTTTGCATTTCCCACATCTTTTCCAAAACTAACGCAAATACCTGCTGAACTGGTTTCATAATCTGGTTTGTAATATAGAAAGAATAGTCAATCTTTAGATTATTTTCTTTGATATACGTTGGTGTCTCAATCTTTTCCCCTTGCAACGCCTTCTTATTTGGATGATGAATGTAAACAAACGGAATTCTATCTCCCGAACTTGGCTTATTTCCTGGGTCTCTAGCTGTAATTCTATCTGATAAAACTTTGTGAGCAATCTGTTGTGGATTCTTGTATCCAGACCTAAGCGATTTTGTAATAATTAACTTGTCCATAGGATATTTCTCATCTACAATATTTTTTAGACATGATTTTAAAAACTCGGTTGCTTGTTTAATGTCTTGCTTCTTCATTAATATATCAATAATTCCTCCATAAATATCCTTCACGATTGGCGCATTATCTCTGCGCTTAAGAACTATTCCCATCTCTTTGCGTTTACATTTTTCTGGGTCGTGCTCATAAAGCATTCCCACATAACGCTTCTTGGAAAGCAAACAAAACGGCATAAATGTTTTCTCATATTCTAGGTCGTGTGGGTTTTTCAAGAAACTAGACGCTAAATGACCTGCTTCTTGAGCTAATTCAATTGTAATTTCCAAAGCATCTTTGCCACGAATTGGAACTCCATCTAGAGTATGAAGATTAAATGTAAAGAATACACTATCCGTATCACCATATATGTACTCAGCTTTTGTTAGAACCGAACCAAATTTAGACGTGTCGCATATGCGATTTCCATATGTTTCTTCAATAATCTTTTTTGCATATGTCAGGAGCAATCTACCAGTTGCAGTTGTTGATGCAGCAATATCTTTCTCATAGAATGTGCTTGTTCTTGCACCACACTGACCATACAAAGAGTTTGCGGTTAACTTATAACCTATCTGACGCTTGTCCAGAACATTTTTCATAAAGTCGTCAGTTTGTTGAGGAATCAACTTTCTCGTAGTTTTTCTTGCCATTAATAACTCCTCCAAAATAGACGGCATAATTGCTCTTGTATTGTCTGGAAACTGAGCAAATCTGCAAATCTTATGTCCCGATTTAATTTTTTCCGCAGCAGCAGATGGAGATTTTCTTACATATTTGAACGTATCATATGTAACATCTACATAATCATATCCTGGCAAGTTGTCATAAATATGATTTCCTGATGCATCCGTTTCTCCTGTTATCGTCACGAGTTCACCCTTTAAATTATATTCCTTGGTCCAAACCTTGCTATCGTGCGACAAATTTTCACTCATCATTGAAGATGGATATAACGACGCATAATCCACACATGCAACTGGGTTGTCAAGATACAAATCGCATTTTGGGTCTAATACAATAGCGCCCTCATATCCATCATCGCTATCCAACTTTTCAAGAACAGGCATCAATGTGCGTTTTTCTCTGCATTTCTTTGCAACATAACTGGTTAGTTTAATGCCTTGTCCTCGCAAAACCAAGAAACTAATTGGGACGCTACAAATCTTCGCCATCTCAATAAACCCCGTTAGGACATCTACCTTGTTCATCAAGTAATGAACGAGGTTACAATCCTGAATACAATACTTTGCAATAACTGCTCTGTCATCCGCAGTACCGTTGGTCATTCTAAAGATGTCTTTTGGAGTGACGTCATCCTTTGCCAAACACCATCTTACCTTTTTGCTCATGTCTGGCGTAATATTCCCAGAAACAATAAATGAATTTTCTTCCTTATTCACAGATAAGACTGAAAATTTGGCACCATCGGAATAATAATCAATTGAATGACCAATCTCCTCAAAGTGAACATAACTGCCTTCTTGTAAACCTGTTAGATTTCCACTATAGATAGTTGTAACATCATTTTTATTGTCAAGCGTTTTTATATAGTCTCCAATAAAATGACCAGCAACATAATCCAACTTGTAAGAAGTCAAATTCTCTTCTCTGCGAAAGTAGTTGTATAAATCAATTTGAATGCGACCGTTCATTTTAATATACTTTAAATCGTGTTGACCACTTGCAATATGAATTGTAGTTTCCTCTAGTTTATATTTTCCAGTAAATGGATCTACACCACAAATCTCATTTTTATTTTTTGACAACTTCAAAAACTCTGCAATGCAATCATTTTCTAGAGCACGATTAAACATAAACGCGTAATCAAAACCAAATATATTATATCCAATGATAATATCTGGATTCTCGCGTTGAATAAGTTTTGTCCACGCCAATAATACTTGTTGCTCTGTGCTGTATGATTCAATTTCACAGTTATCTACCGGAACTTTGCCGCAAGTGTTAAGAACAATGCAGTGATTTAAACATGGTTCCTTTTCTCCAGATTTCAAAAAGGTGGACCCAATAAATGTTACTTTGTCACCTTCTAATTGCGGAAAATTGTTTTCTCGCCTCTTTTCTGACAAGGATTTGTTTAATTCGTTTAGTTTCTCTTCTCTAGTCAAAGTCTTATCACATAGCAAATCAACAACTGTGTAATTTTTTAAAACAGGTTTCTTGTTTTTAGACTTTTTGTAAAACTCTCCTCCAGCATCTTCCTCTTCTTCGTTATTCATGTTTTCAAACATAGTTTCAATTGTCATTTGATTATCATCATCTCCAGCACCGTTCGGTTTTTCGTTATCTATTTTTGATGACAACCACGAATCTATCATTAATTTGACATGTTCTTCAGACCTTGGAATCTGTTCTTTTTTCGGATAAACAATGTCTATATCGTGAAACCCCGTATTTGATAAATAACCAAATGCTTTCATAACAATTTTTCGTAACAACTCTTCAATTTCAGGTTTGGTTAAATCTGTTGTTTTTTCTAAGCGCTCAATAATATTTGTAGCGAGCTTTTTATAAGACTTTACTGGAACAGGAAAATCTCCATGACTACTGCTTGCCTCAATATCAAAACTACATATTTTATACGGGACTCGCGTCTCTTTTTCATTCAACGGAAGAATATTTTTTTGTTCTGTAATAAATTCATATTTGCAGTTTGTTTGTTTGTTAATTTTTACTTCATTTGCCTTCTTTATTGGGATTGCAACCCATCCAGATGGACTAATATCTTTAATATGAAAGAATCTGAGCAACGGTGGAATATTAGACTCATACAAATAAGTAGATTCGTTGGAATAAACGAGTCCGCTTTCTTTGAGCTTTTGGTCTGGAGTATACCACAAATTTTTGGCTTTATTAAACGCTTGCAAATTTGTGAACTGAAACATAATAAATTTGTGCTCCTTTCCACCATCAAATCCATACAACTTCTTTCGTTTAATAATTTTGCAATCACTGATAGATTTTTCGTAATATTTTCCTAGTTTCTTTTTAATGAAAACTAGAAATAACTCCTTTGTTTGTTGCGTCCAATTATCACCAACTTTGACATAAAAGAATGGCTTAAAATCTTCCACTAATATTGAACAAGAGTCGCCCAGTTCGTTTATTCCAAACATTTGAATAACGAATTTGTTTGTGTCTATTTTAGAGGTATTTTCCTCTTCTTCACTTGAATCTTCTTTGGTAGTAGTTTTCTTGTTATAAACATTAAAATCGTAGAGTCTGAAAACATGTTCCATTTTGTTCGTTTGTTAACATTATTAATAGCGTAATATTTAAGTTCAATTTTTAAAATAAACGCTTGTCCAAAGATAATAATGTAAATATAATATATATTAAAATGTTGGTATTAGTATTTGACACAGAAACAACTGGACTACCAAGAGTTGGAAGAGAAGTAGAAGCACAGTTAGAAAGATCTCCCGCTGAATCAGAACCCATATGGTCTACGGCTATATCCGAATGGCCATTTACTATTCAATTTAGTTACATTATATATAATTTAGACACAAACCAATATTCTATGTATAATAAATATGTTGAGGATATGCCAGAGGGGATGGCTGAAGCATTTCTAGCTAATCCAGAAACACATTATACCGTTAGGGGCGCCTTAGAAAAACGAGCCGAACAAATTGCAAAAAAAGCTGGCGGAGAACCAAATTTAATGGCTACTAGACGGAAAATTATGGAACAATTTATGAGAGATTTAAATCAAGACATTACACTGGTTGCACACAATTTGAAATATGATTACAAAATGGCTTTGGCTGAATTATATAGAATGCAACTTGAAACTGGAGACGGTTCTTATTTTAAAAGACAGGCGGGTATCTTGAGTTCAAAACCTAAATACTGCACAATGTGTGTGGCACAAAAAGATAAAAAGGCAAAAATAAAGGCAAAGGGAAAATATGGTAAACCATGGGACAAACCGCCAAAATTGGAAGAATTATACAATAAATTGTTTGGATATGAACCAATACAAGGAAATCTTCACAACTCATTGATAGATTCAATTGTTACTTTGAGATGTTTTTACAGATTAGTAAATTCACCAGAAGGGGTGGCTTTGTGTGGAGTTGGACCACCCGATCTTTATGTGGTGGCTGATGACCCTATTGATCCAGTAGAAAAAACAATACAACAATATATTGAACAAGACATTACGCCTCCTGGCACCAACCCAAACGGAGTTGGTGGTCCAGTCGCAGAATGTATAGAAACAATATTGGGTGGAAGAAGAAGAAACAGGAGAAAAACAGCAAAGCGTTCTAGAAGAAATAAAAAACAAAAAACTAATAGAAAGAAATATTCATCTAGAAGAAAATAAATACGATTAAATAACAATTTTCATTTGTATGTTTATTATACAAATGAATAAAGATTCTCCAGTTAAAGCTATAGCTGTATTTGAAGGAAAAAAGATTAATGGCGCTGTTATATTTACAGAGGACTTGAAAAACAATTGTGTGAACATTGATATCAATATTGTAGGACTTAAAAAAAACGCACTTCATGGATTTCATGTTCATGAGTCTGGCGACCTCACAAAAAAATGTGAAAGCATGTGTGCACATTTTAATCCTTATGGAAAAAATCATGGTTGTCCGGGAGTCAAAGAGAGGCATGTTGGGGATCTAGGAAATTTGGAAACAGATGTTAACGGATCAGTAAAATATAGAATGGATGATGATTTTATAAAATTACGCGGATCCAAGGCAAATATAATTGGAAGAGGTTTGATTATTCACGCAGACCCTGATGATTGTGGGCTTGGTGGAGATGAAGTAAGTCTTAAAAATGGCAACGCTGGCAAAAGAATTGCGTGCGCCATTATAGGTTATTCTCAAGACAATTTCAAATAATCTTACCAAAAAATAGTAATGATCTAATGTTTGTTTTTCCAAGTTTTTCTGCCATATTTGCAATGTTGTCTTTGAGAGAAACCCTTTGGTTTCTTACAGTTAATGCTTTTTTTATATTTTAAAGACCATTTTCCTCCACGACACCGTCTTTTAGTTTTTCTTCCTCCTTTCTGTTTTTGAATTTTAGATTCAATCCAATTAATAAAAGATTCTGTGGTTCTATCTTTATTTTGAACAGTGGAATCTTCGTATTCTTCTACAGATGGACCCTTAATATATCTCAAACAAGGATAACCCATGGGTTCTTTTCCAGCATTGTTTAAATTTTCAAATAATTTTTGATTTATTGCGGCAACAACAACATCTTCTCTGTTTCCATGAGATTGTTTAATCATTTTTTGTATTTTTTTCCATTTAGGTTTTGTTTCATTACAAGGACCACATCCATCCATAAATAGAAATAAAAAAATGTGCCTGCCTTCACCAATATGATTATTAAAGTTTTCAATTTCATTTTGATAGTCGCTCATAAGTGGATCAATTTCAATAATGGTTGCTTTTCTGGACATATAAATAAACGCAGAAAATAATTGTTTTTTATATTTTTATTTTCACTATACTATTTGTTTTTGAATACTAAAGAATTTTATCGCATTCTAATATATACAATAAAATGAAATCAATGTTATTACTATTATTAATCGTTACTTTTTTAGCTGGCATGTATTATTATGTGAAAGTTAACCCCGCTAAATTTTTACTAGAAGAAGGTTTAACAAATATAGCCAATCCTAGATGTCCAGACATTCTCATTCAAAAAGATAAAAAATATTTTTTATACAATTCAAAAGTAGCAAAAGTGCCAGGAGTTAATCCAGTAGAATTTGATAATTTAGAAGATTATGTAGAATTCATGGATTGGCAACGCAGTCAGGGTATAAGATGTCCCGTTTTATACTTGCAAAGCACGTATGATGCTCAAGGAAACTCTGTTTATAAAGTTAGACCAAGTCCAACCGATTTGCAAGGTGGATTGCCTCCAGCTCTAGCAAATAAGCCAATGGCACCTTCACAATTAAGTCCAAATAAAATCCCAATTCCAACAAATATGGATTCCAAAGTGATTATTAAGAATATGACTGGTCCAAATCCAACATTGCTTATAGACGCTGCAAGAAATGACCATCCTTATAATACAAATTCTGTACCCGGATTTGATCAAACCGATTTTTATCAAGGAACCACTACACCGCTTGACCAAATGAATCAAGAGCAGGAGAATATGTTGTATAGTCCAGACGCAATGGATCCAAATTGGGGAGGAGCCGCGTACACAGAGAAATTGGTTGATGCCGGATACTATGCGGATAATGAAGTTAGCATAAGAGTTTAAATGATCAATGGTGTAAAAATAACAAAAAATAATATTTGTAAAATTTATTACAAATATTATTATAACGGATTTTTTATTGTGAATCAATATATTTCATCACATTGTTAAGAGAAGCTTTTGCAGAATTTAGTTCGTTTAATGTTTTAATATTTTCAATATTGTCGCTTGCATTGTCTGCGTTGACATTTATTGACAATACAGTTTTCAACATTAATGCATTGACATAGTCATCCATATATAAAACAATGTTCTCATAGTCTTTCTTATAATCTTTGTTGCTCAACAATAATACATCATTTTGCATTTGAGTTGCTTTGTTTTTTAATGAACTCGCGTAGCCGTTTGCAGAAGCGCCTATACCACTTTTACTAGACGCATCGGTTGGATTTGTTAATCCTTCCATCAAATTCATATGCAACTTTAATGATTTTGTTGCTAAAAATATTAAAAACCCAATAATAAAAATAATGCCAACAATTTTAATAAAATCCTCTGTCATTTATATATTATACTCCTAGAAAACAATAGTAAGAAATCACACATTATTGTTTCAAAAATTTAATAATGTTGGCAATAACAGTCTTATTAATTTTGCGAGTTTTCCCCTTGGTGTTTACATAATTAATATCCTTTAAACAACCTTCATTTTCATTTACCTTTGCTATCAAATTTTTAACAGTCTTAAATTCCCTCATAACAGCAACGGCGCTTGTTGAACTAATTCCAGGAATTTGGCATAACATGATTTCACCAATGTTTTCAGGTGTTATATTTTCCTTTTTAACCTTTTTAACAACTCCACAATAGTCGCTCGCTGTTTGTTGACTTTCACACATTTCGTCTCCTGATAGGAGAGAAGAATCATAATCTTGAATGGGAGTATTTGAATAAAATGCTTTTTTATCAGGAGATTTATTTAATTTATAAGCCATGTTACAAACCATTAATGCAGATTCTTCAATATTAATACTTCTCAAAACGGAAAATCCCTTGTAATAATTAAGAGACAACATTGCAGAGTATAAGCTTGTCTTATCTGTGCGGTCTTTGAAAGTATTTAATGCATTTAGTCTATTCATGTCACCCTCAATTAAATACATTATATTGTGGTTATGATGAGGTAGTCCATTCAACCTGTAAGATTGTTCTTCGTATCGCCCATCTTTAATACTTGAAGCTAAATCTCCTAAACTTTTTCTCTCTATGATTACTTTATCAACACCACTTTCAGTCAATACAACATCTCCGACGGGCAACGGTTCAACAACAATTTCTAACCCATTATACATAGGTCCAGTTTCAATAAAATGTTTGCATAGCCTTATTAATTCTTGTTCACGGTTGTCCACCCTAATCTTCATTTAATAACTTACATAGTAAATAGTTATTAAATTATTTTTTTGTTATATTATTTTTACCCTATCTGGTTTTACACTTATTCTAACAATATAGTTAAAATAGATTTTTATTTATTGAATTTGGTAATCCATGGCCAAATAAAATCATGTATACTAATATCAAGGCTGCAAATAAAATGCTTCGGTTTTCAGCCACAGCTTGTCGTTGACCAAGAATAAAAACCATAAATATGTATAATAATATACCAATTATTACAGAATGTAGTAACATCATACGCCCGTTTTCCATTTTCTCTCTATATTGTGTTAAGAAAAAAGAAAATTTGGTCGTCTAAATGTGTAGAATAAGTTAATATTATAACATTTGATAATATTAAGTGATTTAGAATTTTTAGATTTATGTTTAACCAAGCATTCCAGAGTGAGTGATGGAATAACCGTTTCTGTTTCGTTGCACAGGTCTTCTTGTTGTGTTTGTTAACGCAAAAGCAACAGTGGGTTGTCTCTGTGGTATTCTGTAAGTCCAGTGGTTACCAATGTTGGCAACTCTCATGAAGGCTTGTCCGGTCCACATACCTGCCTTTTGAGGGCCACCAATTGGACCACCACTTTGTCCAGTTCTGGACGCTGTAGTATTTGTCTGTGGGCGACTTTGTATTTGCAATCCTACCATTTATATATACCCTAAACAAAATAATTTTTTAAAAATAAAGTGGCAATATTATTTATAGTTAAAAGATTTAAACACATGCTAATATATTATACAAATGGACGATAAGACGATAGAAAAAAATATATTACACGACGATGACATTGTCAATGGGGAGGATGGACTAATCTTTAATCCATACAATCCCCTAAATGTGGAGATTACATTGAATGAAGTTCAATCTATTCTCACTAAATATGGCGCTCCAGGAATTGTGAAAAATGTTGAATTGTATAAGAGAGCATTTGTTCATAGGTCTTACACTAAACGGTCACATCTTGAAAATGCTCAACAAAACATTACTATTGTTGAACGCCCAACAGATTGCATGCCTCTAAAAACAAAGTCAAATGAGCGACTAGAATTTTTAGGAGATGGAATTCTTGAGTTGATTACTAAATACTATTTGTATCGCAGATTTCCTAAAGAAAATGAAGGGTTTATGACAGAAAAGAAAATTGCTATAGTTAAAAATGAAGCCATTGGAAAAATTGCGATGGAAATGCACCTTAATAAATGGTTAATTCTGTCAAAACACGCAGAGGAAAAAAAAATTAGAACAAATTTAAAGAAATTGGGGTGTTTATTTGAGTCCTTTTTAGGGGCACTTTTTTTAGATTTTAATAAAATTACCGTAAAGGATGAAGAAGGATGGTTTCAAAATGTGTTTGTTACAGGCCCCGGTTTTCAAATAGCACAAAAATTTGTTGAGAATATTTTTGAGAAACATATAGATTGGATTGCTCTTATTCAAAATGACGACAATTATAAGAATATTTTGCAGGTAAAGATTCAAAAAGAGTTTAAAGTTACGCCCTATTATTTGGAGATTGAACACGATTTAGAAAATGGTTATAAAATGGGCGTTTATCTTTGCATTGGACAACCAATTCACGCGGTAAGCATACACAACGCAATTCATATTGACCATGTAAAGACTTTCAAAGAAATTCAAGAATTGATTGTTAAATTTGGAAAAATTTTGGTTTTTCTTGGCGAAGGGCAACATAAAATTAAAAGAAAAGCCGAACAAATAGCATGCGACGAAGCTTTGCAAAAAATTTCAAGTTATTCTGCTTAAACTTTTATATAATTAATATATATTTAGTATATAAGCATCATGAATCCTTTAGAGTTATTAAAAGAAAAATTAAGAATTAAACCAATTGTAGAAGAGAAACAAAAGGTGTCTGTTGCCATTCCTATAGCAAATGCTCCTGAAAAGATTGAGATAAGTAAAATCACAATGGTTGATGAACGAGACAAAGATACTGGTTTTAGCAGAAGAGAATTATTAGAAAGAATGAAAGAGAATAAAATGACGGTTGTTTTAGTAAAACCAACTGTCAAAGAAACTCTTGCTTCTGAAGTATCAGGTCCTGTTTTGGAAAAGAAAAAGGTTAAAAAATTAACCAAGAAATTATTATTTAAATTAGAAGAGGATGGTGATGAACTACAACAAAAAGAAGGACAACAACAGGAAGAAAAGCTTGGAGAGGAAGAACCAACAGCACCAGTTGTAGAAGAACCTAAAAAACGAAGAACAAAACGGCCAGTAAAAGGTGTTTCTCTAATTCCACCAGAAGAATGGGTTGATATTGATAAAATAGAGACTATTTCTAGACTTCCTCCAAAGAAACCACATGTAAATATCAAGGTTTCTAGTTATTTTATGAATAATAGGGAGAAGTTTATTAACTTTATAAATTCACTGTTTGGTACTTATCGTGACGCTGTAATGGATGATAGTAAGCAAATTTCATGCGATAGCATTGGTCAAGATAGATCCGATGAATTTTCTTTATTAACTCATCAAAAAATAGTGCGCGATTATTTGAATTTGTATACACCTTATCGTGGGCTTTTGCTCTACCATGGATTGGGTAGTGGTAAAAGTTGCACATCTATTGCTATTGCAGAGGGGTTTAAAAGTAAAAAGAAAATTATTATTATGACTCCTGCATCATTGCGAAGAAATTATATAGAGGAGTTAAAAAAGTGTGGAGATTCTATTTATAAAAAAAATCAATTTTGGCAATGGGTCTCAACTAGAGACCACCCTGAAGCAGTTGAAACACTTTCAAGTGTTTTGAATTTGTCCATTGAATACATTAATAAAAAGAAGGGTGCGTGGCTTGTAAACACAACAAAACCAAGTAACTATGATACTTTGGAATCTCAAGAGATTAAAAGTTTAGATGACCAAATAGATGAAATGATACAATATAAATACAAATTTATTAATTACAATGGTTTACGTAGAGATAAATTAAAGGATATGACAAATAATTTTGAAACAAATATTTTTGATGATGCTGTCATTGTTATTGATGAGGCACACAATTTTATTAGTAGAATTGTTAACAAGATTGCAAAGGAAAAGGAGGCTCCCACTGACAAGTTTGGAAAAAAAGAGCGGGTTCCTTTTTCTTTGGCCCTTATTTTATACGAGCTTTTGTTGAATGCTAAAAATGCGCGAGTTGTTTTGCTAACCGGAACTCCAATTATTAATTACCCAAATGAAATTGGAATACTTTTCAATATTTTACGCGGTTACATCAAGACATGGGAGATTCCTTTGGACATTCGTTCAGGACAATCTCTTACTAAAGAGAAGCTTCAAGAAATATTCGCGAGAGAAAAAGTATTAGATTATATTGATTATTCTAAAGATAAAGTTATTACTATAACAAGAAACCCATTTGGTTTTGAGAATAAATACAAGGAAGAAACTGGATATCATGGAGTAACAAATAAACCAATAACTTTTAAGGAACAAGGAAAGAAGACACATTTACAAGAGAGAGGAATAATTAGTGACATTGATTTTGAAAAACGAATAATAAGTATTTTGGAAAACAATAAAATAGGAGTTAATACATCGGGTATACAAATCAAGTTAAATAAAGCACTCCCAGATAAGTTTGATGATTTTGCTGAATTATTTTTAAATACGGAGAATGGAAACACAAAAAATATGGATTTATTTAAGCGCCGCATTATTGGATTAACTTCTTATTTCAGAAGTGCACAAGAATCTCTTATGCCGCGGTATGAAAAACTAGTAGATTTTCATGTGATAAAAATTCCCATGAGTGCATATCAATTCACTGTTTATGAAGCAGCTCGTGCTCAAGAGAGAAAACAAGAAACTAGTACAAAACAAAAAAAAGGGATTGTAGATGAAAATGGAATTTATAAGGACCCATCATCAACTTATCGTATTTTCTCTAGGTTGTATTGTAATTTTGTTATGCCGAAACCTCCAGGCCGACCATTACCAAGAGAAGAGAGTGAAGAAGAGACACAGTTAGAAAATATATACGAGAAGGCTCTGAAAGAAACTTCTAAAAAAGGAGAAAATGATTTGGATGGTACTGCTTGGGATGGTGAGCTTGAAGGAGACGAGGTTATTGAAAAGTTAGCGGACGCTACATATGAAAAAAGAATCCAACAGGCTATTGAATTTTTAAAATCAAATGAAACCACTGTTTTGAGCCCCAAAGGATTAGAAGAATACAGTCCAAAATACCTGAATATATTGGAGAATATTCAAGACCCACAGCATCTAGGTTTGCATTTGGTTTATAGTCAATTTAGAACATTGGAAGGTATTGGAATTTTCAAAATGGTATTAGAAGCAAACGGATTCACTCAATTTAAAATTAAAAAAGATTCAAGTGGAGTTTGGGATTTAGATATTAGCGAAGAAAACATGGGAAAACCAACCTTTGCTTTATATACTGGAACAGAATCAGCAGAAGAAAAGGAACTGATACGAAATATTTATAATAGTAATTGGGACGTTAAATCTCCGATAACTGCCAAACTTAAAGAGATTGCTCACAACAACCACATGGGTGAAATTATCAAAGTATTAATGATTACAGCGTCTGGTTCGGAGGGTATTAACTTACGAAGCACAAGATATGTTCACATTATGGAACCTTATTGGAATCCCGCTCGTATTGACCAAGTTGTAGGAAGAGCGCGAAGAATTTGCAGTCACAAGGAATTACCAGAAGCATTGCAAACAGTTGAAGTATATTTATATTTAATGACTTTTTCAAAAGAACAACTTGATCCAAAGAATGACAGTGCCATTGAATTAAAAAGAAAGGACAAAAGTAAAAGAAAATATAAAATTCCCGTTGAAGGAAAAGATGATAAAGATTGGAAAGAGGATAATATCCCATTAACAAGTGATGAAGCTTTGTTTGAAATTTCTACTATTAAAGATGAAGTAAGTTTTAAGATTATCACTGCTATAAAAGAGGCATCAATTGATTGTGCAGTTTATACAAAAAGAGGGTCAAAAGAACAATTAAATTGCTTGCAGTTTGGCGAACCGTCGTCAACCGCGTTTTCATATATTCCAAATTATAAGAAAGAAGAGCCAGATTCTACAACAAAAATTAATAAAAAAACTATTGAATGGAGAGGAAAGCCATATGAATTCCGTGGTAAAAAATATATTTACCGCAAAATTGATTCCAACAATGGTAAGTTGTATGATTTTGACAGTTATTATAGAGCTCTGGAAAATCCTCAAATAGATCCCATTTTAATAGCAGATGCAGAACAAACACCAAGGGGGGTTAGGATAAAGATGGTTTAGAAATATATTAATTTTAAGATTTACACTGTATCACGATTTACATTGTATCACGATTTACACTGTATCACGATTTACATTGTATCACGATTTACAATGTACCGTGTTTATTTTGTATTTTATACAATATAAACTTATATAGCGTTATAAATATTTCGCGTTAATAAACAACTTGCAACAATAAAGACAATCATTGTAAGTCTTCTAATTTTTTTGTATTTTTCAAAATAATCCGACCTAGATGAAAACTTGTAGAGTCGTTGGATTCTGATTATTTCTGTTTCTTTAGTTTTATTATAAATAAACGCAACTCCAGACATCAGTGTTAATAAGAACATTTCTGACGGAGTAAATAAAGTGTGTGTGTTTACACTATAAGTAAGTTCACTAACAAATAGGTCTATGTTAAACAATTCTTTATAAGACATTTTTGCTACAGCAGAAATGGATGCTAGTTGAGTTTGGTCATCCTGCACTTTTTTATACAGAGGGGTTACTATTGTTTTTGTGGTATATTCTTTTGAAGGTGAAACTATCTTTATCGGTGCATATTCTGTAAATCCAACAGGAATGTATTGTGTCAAAGGAATAGGTTCCCAACTTACTTCTCCACAACTCCACTGATCATCGTCTAAATAAAGTCTAGATTTTGATAATTTCCTGTGAAAAACCCGAGAGAATGCCGTCACAGGAATTATAAATGCGATAATTCTCAAAACTTTTATTAATGTCATTGTTCTTTATATATATTATCCACATTATTGTTTGAATTTTGTTCAATTTTATTTTTCAAAAACTCTAAAATTTTATCCATTTTATTTTCCAAGTTAACAATCTTATTACCCATGTCCTTGATATCTTTTTTAAGGTCAGTTGTTTCTGAATTTTCTTCCTTTATTTGTTTTAACCGAGAGAAAATGTTTGGAGTAGTCTTTTGATTTTCTTCTGAACCCTTAGATGAAATTTCGTTTATTTCTAATTGTACTTCATTCATTTCATATTCTTGATTGTCTCCCCATGATATTTTTTTTTTGCTAGTAGGAGCAATAGGTAATTCTTCACCAATTTGAATGAATTTTGGCATAGATTGATTATACTGATATTGTTTTTGTTTTTCCTCTAATTGTGTTGCACTTTGTTGATTTTGCTGCACTTTTTCAACCTTTACAGAGGTTTCTGTAGGTTTTAACCATTTTTCAACATCTTCTTTGTTTGAAGTTTTATTAAAAGTTTCAGTTTCAAAATTGCGCTGAGCCAATGTTCTTGCGATTAATTCTCCCATGGCACTTCCAATTGGTTCCTCTGTTGTGTTGTCACTAAACCGAGGTGTTTCTGGAACCACTAAAGACATTGCACTCATAAAATCATTTTTCTTATCAGCCAACCCTCTTTCAAATGCATTCAGTCTCTCGGCTTGTATATCTTCTGCCTTGAAGAGTTGTTTGCTTTGAGGAGGATTGTTTCCTGGTTTTTGCTGCTGCTTCTGTTGTTGAGAATTAAAACTATTCATAATTAGGGTAATAAACTTCTTATTTATTTCCATTAAATTCTGTTGATTATTTTTTTCTCTTTCAAAAAATAGACGCGCTTGATTTATAAAAAACCCTCTTGCGTGAGCAAACTGTTCTTGAGATTTAAGGCTTGGTTGAATGTCATCCAAAACAATATCCCAAATCATTTCTATATTTTCACTAGTAATAAAGTCAATATTTATTTGTTTTGCTGTCATATAAATAATATTCTTAAATATTATTTATATACTTTGATTGCATATTCTAATTTCCTGCAAAATTTTATAAGTCTCCGTTGAAATATACATTTCTAAATTTTTGCATGTATTTATCATCTAATATATGCGTTTTGAAATATTTGCTTTCATGTCTATCTTCTAACATATGTGCAATAAAATACAAAGAATAAATTCCACATTCAGTGTCTCCATATTGGTGTTCAACCGGATAGTTTTCGTCAAATTTGAACTTTATTGGGATTTTTAATTGCTTTCCTTGTTTTATAATGCGGTTTACCAGTTTCATAACTTGTTTTGGCGCCTTATCTCCTGCGCTATCAAAGAAAAAAATTTCTCCTTTTCTAATGTTAATAAACATAGATACCCAATGTGAACCGCCCTTATAATGAGGATCTAAGTTAAATATAACTCCTATTTTAAACCGACCATTTTTAATCTCTTCTTCCAAATTGAAATGACATAATTCTTCCCAAACGCATTCTCCATATAATTTATGCGTATCAAAATCAATTGGAGATGGTCCAATGAAATCAAAACACTTGTATTTTTCTTCATACTGTTTCATAACCTCTAATATATCTACACTAGACAGCCATTCATTCGGATTTTTTTTCCATTCTTTTGGTGAAACTGGTGCATAAGATTCGCCAAGCTCTTTATTTAGTTTTCCATTTACAAATTTCTGTTTTAACCAACATGATTCTTTGTTGCAAACACCTTTTAGTTTTGAGTTTAATGATAACCATATATCTTTTGAATCAGAATTAGTAATTTGTGATTCAGGGTGTCGCGCATTCCATAAATCCTTCAACTTATACAAGGTTTCGTCTTCTAAACAAGTATAGTCCTTATTGGAAGTTTTTGGGCTACATCGCAGTTTAACTGAGTCAAATTTTTTTACAAGTTTTTCTCTAAATATGTGATTTCTTCTAGTTGTTACATTAAATTTAGAGTTTTTATGTTTTTTTGCACTATGTTGGAATTTTAGTTTTTTCTGGGTTTTCTGTTTTATTTGTATTGATTTTTTCAGAGGTTTCCTCATATTTATTGTTGATATTATTCTTTTTGCAAATACCTTTATTTTTAAGATTCGGATCTTTTAAATTAATATCTTTTTGTAGTGGAATTATTTGTTTTTTTTCAAATTTAGCAGTAGTTCTTTTAACAAGTTTTTCTAATGCATTGGGTTCAGTTATTTTAATAGAACGCGTCATTAACATATTAGCTTGATCTTGATTGTATAATGGAACTAATTGTGTAGAGTTTAATGAGACATCGTACATTCCTAGATAATCTTCTTGAATAATATCAGATTTGTCTAAAACCTTGAAATATTCAATGCAAACTCTTGCATATGAATCAAAAGCACTTCCAACATCTGGATACATTGTTTCGGGCTTTTCATTGTTTAACAATTTTTTCGTTAAATCAAAAATTCGTTTTTTATAAAACTTTTTATCTTTTCGGATAGAATCCTTTTTACTTGTTGTATTTTGACTAATATGTTTTGCATATTGTTGTTTGTTCATTAAACATTCAAGAGTTATTTCTGTAATTAACTCGTCATTCATTTATATCTATACATTTGTTTACTTTAGACCGTTTTGTTTTTTGTTTTTATCACTATTGTTGCATGGATCGTTCCCTAAATTTCTAATCTCTTGACGAGTGCAATTTTGAAATAAACCCTGACCAACATTTTCAGGATTTGGGTTAAATGAGTTGAAGTGTTCGTTTTGGAATAATCCGGGAAAAGGTTGTTGAACCGCATTGCTTGGTTTAAAAACAAACTTGTAAAGGTCGCTGTCTGAACTTGGAACATAAACAGACTGACTGCAAGATTGAAGCGCATAAAGTTGATTTCTTAATTCAGATTCTTTATTAATGTTTGTGGCAAATCCACACCAAGGGGAACGTGTATTTCCGGGATTGAAAACTTCATTTGTATTATATGTTGGTTGTTGAACAATTGGTGTTTTAATTGGAGCTCTTGGGTCAACAATTGGCATAATAGAATATTTTGTCATTACGGGTCTAACATTCAAATATGGTTGCAACACGTGAGATGGAATATTTCTATCATATATGCGCGTATTTATAGAATTTGTTATTTGTGAAGCACATTCTCTAAAATCTTGTGTTGACATATTATTAATATACAGGAATATAATTTATTTTGCTACACTTTTCTAAATGAGTGAAACTAATATAAAGAAAAATTGCAATTAATAATAAATAAGGAAACTGTATGTGTGGAATATTTACATTATTAAACAATGATACATTTTTTCATAAATGGTTTGTTGATGAGCAATTTATGAAGGGTCAAAAAAGAGGTCCAGAATTTTCTAAATTGGAACAATTTGGTTTAAAATGTTTGCTGGGATTTCATCGCTTAGCTATTAATGGTCTAAATAATTCTTCAAATCAACCAATTGTAATTGGAGATATATCTCTAATTTGCAATGGCGAAATTTATAACTATAAAGAACTTTATAAAATTATGGGAATAACTCCTTTAACACAGTCAGATTGTGAGGTTATTATACATCTTTATGTTAGGTATGGAATGAAGCAAACTTTGCAAATGTTGGACGGGGTCTTTGCGTTTGTTTTGTGTGATTGTAGCATCAATAACTCAAATGCAAAAATTTATATCGCCAGAGACCCTTATGGAGTAAGACCATTGTATGTATTAAAACCCAATAAACTACGTGAAAAAGAAAAAGAAAAAGAAAAAGAAAAAGAAAAAAAACAAATTTATAGTTATGCGTCAGAGTTGAAGGTATTGACCGAATTTACTAAACATCTTCCGAATCACACAGTGGAACACTTTATGCCGGGAACTTATTCTAAATTTACTATGGAGTTCAAGGTGTCTCCAAAATGGGAACTGAAAAAAGAGTACTGCGTTTATCATTCAACTGGGTTTTCAAGCGTAATGGTTGAATGTCCATACGATGTATCCCGTGTTTTGAAGAACATTCAGAGATATTTATGTGAAGCGGTTAAGAAAAGAGTGTTAGTAACAGAGCGTCCAATTGCATGTTTGTTGTCTGGTGGGTTAGATAGTAGCTTAATTACGGCTCTCGTAAATGAAGTTCATAAACAACGATCAGACACGCCGTTGGAAACCTTCAGCATCGGGTTAGAAGGTTCAGAGGACTTGAAATATGCCCGCATTGTTGCCGATTATTTGAGAACAAATCATAGAGAAATTTTACTTACCGAACAAGATTTTATTGATGCTATTCCAGAAGTTATTCGTACAATTGAAAGTTATGACACAACTACAGTAAGGGCTAGCATTGGAAATTATTTGCTTGGAAAATATATTTCGGAAAATAGTGACGCTAAAGTAATATTTAATGGGGATGGTTCTGACGAGTTGTGTGGCGGTTACTTATACATGCACACAGCACCAGATGCAATTGAGTTTGACAAAGAATGTCGTCGGTTGCTTAAGGACATACATGCATTTGATGTTTTACGGTCTGACAAATGCATATCCTCTCACGGGTTGGAACCAAGAACACCATTTTTGGATAGAACCTGGGTGCAATATTATTTGAGCATTCATCCCACGATGAGATTTCATAAGGGAAATAATCAGTGTGAAAAGTTTTTGCTGCGTAGTGCTTTTAGCGAGGAAAATTATCTTGATTCAAATGGCAGCGCGCTATTACCAAAATGTGTATTGTGGAGAACCAAGGAGGCATTTAGTGATGGTGTTAGTAAAACAACGCGGTCATTGTATGAAATTATTCAAGAAAGCGTTTCAAACAATTCATCTGTTTTAAACGAAAAGTATCTGCACAATTCACCGGATACAGAAGAGAAGAAATATTATCGTAGAATATTTGAGAGTATCTATCCCGGATTTGGAAAGGTTGTTCCTTATTTTTGGATGCCACGTTATGTTGAAGCAAAGGATGCAAGTGCAAGAACTTTGAAAATATATAATGAAGTTAAAACTGATACAAGTTAACCACATTTTACGCGTAAACTTTTAAATATTTAATTCGTATTTTTTGTGGATTTACATATATAAAAGTTTATACAAATGAGAATATGTTATCAAAATAAATAATCCAATAGGTAAAAATAACGGTTCATAATAGTTTAAATAAGTCCATGTCATTACAAATATAATTGGAAATATATTACCACGAGGTATCATTTTATAGCAGTCGGATGTTCTAAAATAAATCCAAAGTCCGGAACAGATTACAGCAATGATTACTTTATTGCTGTAAGTTAAATAATTATCTAATATCATATTATATACTATGTTTACAAAATTATATTTAGACACAACAAATCCAAAACTTACTTTCTCTCGTGTCTTTGAGGTAACGACATTAGGTCCAATGATAGTTTCTATCCTTGTGCATACATTTGTTTACACTTTATTTTGTAATATAGTAAGCTGGGTATTCTTTGGAAAATTATTATCAAATGCAATAAATATAAGACTAGTATCGTTTTTAATCCCAATTATGTTTTTTGGGTTTATAGGAAGATTTATTCACGTGAAAGATATTTATAAAGGATATAATGGAAGTATGGAAAAAACAAGAGAATATACAGACAAACACTATATTTCTTGGATATTTATTTCATAGCTAAGTATTTGAATACTAGAAAATAAAATAAAATAAAATAAAATTGCGCGTTTATTTTATTCCCAATCTATTATAAGAAACAATGTCATTAAATAAAAGTTTATATAAATTCCAGGAGTTTTGGTTTAACGTTTTTATTGTAACTACATATTCGTTGTATATATTATTTGCAGTTGGTATTTTTAAATCTGCGCCGCAATATTTAGAAAGATTGGATTATTATGTAAAAATATATATCAGTTTATTCTTACTGTGGAGATTTAACCCCTTTAGAACAATAAACTTTACTGAATTAGATAGAAAGATATCATTTAGTGCAGGAATATTTTTATTAACCACAACAGCGGTTACACAAATACTTACAAAATATTTGAATAACGCTAAAATGGTAATTCAACAAAATGTAGATTTTACTCTTTTGAAGACATCTCAATAATTTCATATATTTTCATGGAATGTGACTATAGTTTAGAAAGACGTATTAGAGATAGAATTCATTCTAACTCGGCGTTTAATACAAAAGATTGCAGTGTTAAAATTGCCGAAATAAAAGATGTGTAATTTTTTGGCTTGAATGTATATAAAGTATATTTGCGTTTTATTTTTTTATTGATTTTTTCTGGTTTTTGTTTTATATGTCCGATTTTTAAGAGTTCTTTTATTTCCCGATTGCAGTGAGTCGGTTTGTTTATTTTTATTGAAAAATGATTGTAAATGAACCATGGTTTTCTTTGTTATAATTTTGTCTATCTCATATTCATGTTTACTTTTTTCATTGTAAATAAATTCATATTTACTCATATTTTCTTTCATGAAATCAGAAAACTCCTTTTCTGTGTGTGTTGTAGAAATTAGTTTTTTTGAAATATCGTTGCGGATAAATCTATGAATCATTAAGTCAAATTGCAAATCGTGAGTATATGGTTTTATTTTAATATAATATACGTTTTCAGAGTTCATATCTGGAAAATAATTATCATCTAAATAACAAACTTCCACATTTTCCGGCAATTTTGAACATCGCATAAAGTCTTTTATATTTTTCTCATTGGTGGTTCTACAAAATTCTACGATTTTACCATTAACTTTGAATGCTGAAATTACATGATTAAATAACTTATATTTTAATCTATCCTCAAAATAATTTTTGATAAATTGTGTCCATTCTTTTGGTCCTTGATTATTGGTGTAAATCATAACGCTTTGACATTGGTTTTTTATTTTTTTTATTTTTACATATTGTAACATAGAAACAACGTTTGGACGGATAAATTCTGGGAATATATCTAGCACATTGTTGAAATAGTTTTGTGTAAATATTTTTTTTATATCAAGGCTGATACTTTTTGCATAATTATGCAATGAATTCCAAAATATTCCTAGTTCTACAAAATATCCAAGGGTTTCGTCAAGATCAAATACAACTATTTTATGTTTATTATGTGGCATCTAAAATACAAGTATATTTAAAAAATTAATAAAATAGTTATTTATCCAAAATTATTTTATTAATAAATATTACAAACCTAAATGTTGTCGGGCATTGTTGGAAAAAAAATTGTATATTCGGCTCAAGATATTAAGGACGCTATTGACGCAAAAGCAAACGAATTAAAAAATCAAATTAAACTCATTCACAATTATAAGACAAACAAAAAAACGGAATATAATAGCATAATTCCCTTAAAAATTTATCAAACATGGCATACAAAAGAATTGCCAGAAAAGATGAAAATTGTCGTTGATAGAATGAAGCGACGACATCCAAGGTTTGAACATTTTTTATTTGATGACAATGATTGCAGAAATTTTATATCTGAAAATTTTGACAGATCTGTTTTAAATGCGTTTGATAATATAATTCCAGGAGCATACAAAGCAGACTTGTGGCGTTATTGTGTGTTATACATTAATGGTGGTATATATTTAGACATAAAATATAACTGCATCAATACATTTCATTTTATTGAATTAACGGAGAAGGAGCATTGGGTTTTTGACATTAGGAAAAAAAATATTTACAACGCTTTAATAGCGGTAAAACCAAAAAATGAAATCTGTATGAATTGCATAAATCAAATTGTTTCTAATGTAAATAATAAATATTATGGAGGGAGTTGTGTTGATCCAACGGGACCTGGGTTAGTCGCTAGATTTATGGGCGATCTAGGAAGAAAAGAAATTGAACTTGAGCACATTTACAATGTTCCGACAAATGAAAAATTTATTCTTTATAAAAATGTCGCTATTTTAAAAATGTACAATGGTTATTATGGAGAACATGATAGAAATCAAAAAACTTGCCATTATTCAATATTGTGGACTCATAGAAAAATTTATAAATAACAGAATTTCTACGTTAAAGAAGGCGTTGATTTCTTTCATGAGTCCATCCATCTTCATTCTGTCCTGCAAACAAATGGTGAATCATTGTTTTATGAAATCTTTCTGCCATGAAACAAATCATTGTTTGGTTTTTATAACGATAATATTGTTTTTTATCGTTGAAAATGGGCATTTCATTTTCATTGAAATATTTTTCAACACCATCACTAAATAGTCCTGGACCCGTCAAATAATGAATCACGTGTTCTCCTCTGATTACTGGAATCGTCAATATTCTTTTAACAGATAACTCAATAATAGACTTTAATAATGGTGAATTTGCTGGAGCTGCAAAAGTCCATTGACACAAGTGAACTGAATTTTCGGGCGCACAAACAAGTTGCGTTTCATATAAAGTAAACACATTTGGATCACATAGACAAACCGCGTCAGCGTCTGCATATATTCCACCATATTTATATATTATGCAATATCTCCACAAATCGGCTTTCATTACGGCAATGGGAACTCTATTATAAGCTTCATAAATTTCTTCGCCAAACTCATCAACCATTTCAGTTTTCATAAATTCGTCGCACATTTCATTTGTATAAAAATGGTATCCAAATTCAGGAACAAACCTCCTCCAAGAGTTCATCGCTCGTTGCAATGATGGTTTGCTTTGAATGTATTGGACGGATTTATGTGTTTGAAAAATTCTCTTAGGGATATTGCTTTTTATAATTTTATTATTTTCTTCGTTCTTTTCAAAAGAGTTTTCTTCCTTTTCTGTTATAACAAAGTCCATTATATTTTTAATTTAGCTATTAAATTTTAATTTTAAACTATAAAAAAAATATTTACATACTCTAAACTAGATGTCTTATAAAATAACTAATTCTGATTATTCAAAGATACTTTCATATTATGGATTAGAAATTCCTAAAAAAGAAGCACAATTAAAAGAGGTGGCTGAAAATATATTATCGCAAAAATTGTGTGCTTGTATTAAAAAGGTGGGACTGTCCGAACCAAGGGCTATAGGTGTTTGTACAAAGACTGTCTTAAATAGAAAAGGTCTTTCCCGTGGAAAATTTAAATGCAAGAACGGTAGAAAGCTTGAATTAAAAAAGACAGTAAAAAAACTAACCATTGGTAAGAAAAAAACTCAAAAACATCGTTAGACTCTGAGGTTTATTATCTATATTATATTTATATGTCACTGCATAATAAATATAATATTATTATTGTAGGTGGGGGAATATCTGGGCTTTATAGTGCTTATAAAATTCTCAAAATGGAACCAGAAACAAAGTTGCTAGTTCTTGAAGGACATAAAAAACAATGGCTAGGTGGAAGAATGAGTAATGAAATGTTTCAAGGAACTCAAGTTGTAACTGGCGCGGGAGTAGGTCGCAAGGAAAAAGATTTTTTATTAATTGACTTATTAAGAGAATTAAAAGTGCCGTACAGTGAGTTCCAAGTTGCACCTAAACCGGCGCAAACAATTTCTCCACCATGTAATGTCAAAAAAATAATTAATATATTAAAAAAACAATTTAAAGAAAAGTCCACAAAAGCCCCAATTCGGAAAACATTTAAAGAATTCGCACTACCTATTTTGGGGTCTGAATTATACAAGAATCTTACAGTTTGCTTGGGTTACACTGACTATGAAAACGAAGATATACATGACACATTATACGATTACGGTCTTGAAGACAATTTTGATAAATGGACAGCACTTCACATACCGTGGAAATTATTAATTGAAACCATTGCAAAAAAGATTGGCTATAAAAATATACATTGTTCTAACTATGTAACCAATATAGAAAACAATTCTCCCTGCAACTTTGTTGTAAATACTGATAAAAATATTTCCTATTCGTCTAATAAAGTTATTTTGGCAACCACTATTAGCAGCGTTTTAAAACTACTACCAGGATTCCCCATTTATCAAGAAATTCACGGACAAGCTTTCTTGCGTTTATACGGAAAATTTACAAAATCGTCCGCCGAAATTATGAAACAATACGTTTCCGGCTATACCATTGTTCCTGGTCCTCTAAAAAAAATAATACCAATGAATCCAGATAAAGGAGTGTATATGATTGCATACTCAGACAATGAAGATGCAAAGTATTTAAAAGATAGGTTGACAAATACTCAAAAAAATAGAGATTATTTTTGCGAGTTACTAGAGGAAGCGCTTGGAATTCCTCTGGGAGCACTTAATTTAATAGCAATTAAGGATTATTATTGGCCCATTGGCACTCACTATTACGAACCACTTCAAAATTCGTTTAAAAATCGCAAAGAATTTATTAAAAAGGCACAGAATCCAATGACAGGAATGCTTGTTGTTGGTGAAATGATTAGCATGAATCAAGGCTGGACCCAAGGCGCGCTTGAAAGTGTTGAATCTGTTTTAACTGAAAAATGGGTTGATATGGCCTGCTAACATTAGTCGTTTGCAACGGCATAATATCCATGATATCCTATTGTGGCAAAACCCAACATTAATAATAACTCGTAGGCCGATCTGGGAGTAGCTTTCTTATTGTAGCCAATGTAAATTAACAATGGTCCAACAATAAGTATGTGGATTAAATTTTTTACCCATGGATTTTTGCCAGAATTAACTTTAACATGTCTCTTATATGCGTGATACAAAATTATAAAAATACCTAATCCGAGCAATAATTAGTACATAAAAGCTGGAGTATTTTTGGATTTAATTCCTACATACAAAAATAGAAATCCCACAATTAAAATGTGAAATAAGTGGACATAAAATTTTTTCATTTATATATTTGTATTTATTTTTTCTTTGTAAAATATATAAATGTCTAATAATTCTGCGTTTAACTATTCTAATACACAATCTCACCAAACTGGTGGAAAAAAAACTGTAAGAAAAGTTCTTATTAAGAAAGGAAAAGGTCACAAGAGTGTAAAATATTACAAGAATGGAAAACTCATTTCAAACGTTAAACGTGGACTAAAACCAGTTGAAGTTGCTTTTATCAAGATTGGAAAATTTATTCCTGGTTTATTTAAAGATTGTGGTTGCAATAAAACTAGAAAACATCGTCACAAGTAAAAACCTAAAAGTTATTTTGCAAGATGGTCTAATGCGGACAACAATACCTGCTCTTGACTTGTCAGCTTTTGAAAAACAAGACATTCATCCATCTTTATCTGATAATATTTGTGAGCAAAATTTTTACACGCCAGATAAATCCCATCATCGGTTACTTTTATTTCACATAGAATTCCACCTGGTGTTAAATGAACGTTATCTGGGTCTTTTATAGGTATCCATCTTATAAAAGCGCCATACCTTAACTCATTCATTTCATCTACATAGGCATACTCTTTCAATTTTTGTATTATACCTTTTATTTCTTCTTTTGATAAATGCAATTCAGACAAAATCTCTTCCTTCATTTCATTAATTTTTTTTGTTGTTAGATTTAAAAACTTTTTATTTTCCTCGTTGTCTAATGCTTTTAATAATTTTTCAACATCCATTTGTTATTTATATTATTACTTTTAATATAATAATTTAAAATTATTGTAACATTTATAATTATGGATTTTTTTGTAAAAGAACTCCCAAATAAAGATTATTACAAACTTATTATATGCGTTTTTGGTTGCGCAACTATTCCTGAATACAAAAATGAAGTATTAAAAATTGAAGAGACTTGGGGGAAATGTGCTTGTGAAAATGGAGTTAAAGTTTTGTATTTTTTTGGAGAAGAATTAACTGATTTGAAAGATGAATCAAAATTTATATATTTAAAAAATGTAGGAAATGATTATCAGTCTGCTACTCACAAACAAAATCTAGGATTAAAACACATTTACGACAATTATAATGCAGATTTTATATTTTGTTGTGGAACAGATACATACATAAATATACCAAAAACCTTGCTATATCTAAATGCTTATGATTGCAACCACCCAATATATATTGGAGGTCATGGATGTGAAAGAAAAATAGGAGATCAAGACTATTATTACCATTGTGGTGGAGCTGGGTTTATAATTACAAAATGTTGTTTAAATGGAATACAATCAATGTTGCCGGGTATGTTTTCAGAATGGTCAAAAATATGTTTTGATAATAACTTAGATTTAACTAATGCATGCGATACGGCATTAGGTTATTTTTTAATAAACCACTTTAACGATTCTCTCATTGTTGTTATAAATAATTCCTCCTTTTTTTCTTGTAATTATAAAGGAGTAATTCGTCATGGAAAAGAAACGTATTATTATTGTCATTCTAACAATATCCAAATTTTTAATATAATTTCTTGTCACTGCATGTCCTCAATTGACTTTGACGATTTTAATAAAATTCTACGCGATAACAAATATTTTATCTAATAAGTTCTTTGCATAAAATAATAGCCGTGAATTTTTGCTCTTTCTGAACTATTTTCAATATAATTTTCATGAATAAAAAGTAGATGACTCTCGTGTCTATTATAAAATAAATATTTGTATTCTGGTTTATTAAAAATTGCTGTTATTACAACTTCTTCGGGATAATATGATAAAAATGGAGTTCCTATTTTTACCACATCATAATACTCTTCAACAAATTTGTTGATTTTTTCACTATTAAAATTTAACCCAAATACTATACTACATACATTTATGCTAGTTACCAAATTTTCACTTGTAATGTTGTTTAGAGTATTTATAGTTTCTTTTAAAACTGTATTTTCATAAGTTAGAAATCCTGGAGTATATGGCCAAAATTGTCTAAAGATTGCATCATCTTCATCTAAAATATCAAATAATTTTTCTGGATTATTTGTTGCATAACACGCAGCATCTAACCATATTATCTTTTCAAACCCAAGTTTCTTTGCTTCTAACATCATAAATATTTTAAAACAATACGGAACTCCTGCGTATTTCATTTCTATTCCAGTTGGGTTCGGAAATCCGCCATTAAATAAATAAAAATATCCATTAAATCCAACCTTTTCTAACGACTGGTGAATATCCTTTGACTTATCGCATCTATTATTAGAAATTGGAGTGCAGCAAACAAAACAGTTTTTTTTATTCCCACCGTTGCCTATTTTATACAAAACTTTAGATGGATATAAGTTATTTTTGCAATCTATTAATTTTTGAAAAACCCCTTTTGTACATCTATTTATTAATAATTCTAAACTTATTTTATAATTTTCATCTCCAACGGGGTATAATTTATTAATTAAATTAGTTACACACTCTTGTTTATTTTCTATAAGTGTTTGTATTTCATCTAATTCATTATTGTTGTAATCAGATTTATCTTGTATTTCTATTTCAAATGGATTGTTTATTTTTTGCCGACATTTAAATTGATTCAGCCAGTATTTTAACGATAGTTTATCGTAATTAAATTGAGTGACTTTGAATTTTTCAATTGTAGCATTCAATAAGGTTTCATTTATTTCCTTCCAGTCATTTACAATTAATACGGGCAATTCTTCATACATTTTGTTAGAACCAAGTGATTTTACAATAGGTATACAACCTAAACACAATGATTCCCATGTTCTGTGACAATCCAATCCTCCTCCCGGCGGTGATAATGTAAATGTGTATTCTTTTTCTTTTTTCCAAACATTTGACCTAATTTCCATTTCTAATGACAAATGCAATAATTCATCTGGAATGCTCCTTATTGCTTTTGTTCTTTCGTCATTTTCATCATTTAAGTTTACTGTAAAATTTACAAATATTTTATTACTTCTTTCATAAAACGGTTTGCTTTCATTTTTAATAACATTTAATAAGTCCTCCTGTTCTTTGGGAGTAGTTCCTTCATATTTTCCTCTCCAAAATTTATTAGGATCATTTGAAATTGTATGATAGTCTAAACCTATGGGGAGTTGAAATATTTTTTCATGAAATAAACAACAATTCTGTGAAAACCACTTTATTAACATAGGGCAATTTAATAACTCTTCGCATTTATTTTGTTCTAATGGCCTTGGGTTTCTCCAAATATCTATAATTCCTCCAGGAACAGTTGCATCTGAATCTCCAGACACTAAGTTAAACCCACATGGTATTTTATTCATTATATTGTCTATAAAATATGGTAATAAATCAGTACAAACATAAATAGTCATAGTTTCAAACATATTATTGCTCTCAATCATATTATGCAAATACTGTGCGTCCCAAGAACAACTAGATGATGGATTATTTGAATGAAAATCGCACAATTTTAATATACCCCTACTGCAAACATATTTTATATTTTCCATTATAAATACAAATACAATAATACTATTAAGTATTTTTATCTCAATATTATTATTTCTCGTTTTTTTTATTTTTACCAGTTGGCACCAAATGCGCTTCCACCCAAAACTTCGTTTGCGGCCATAATCATTCCACCATATGGGTCATTTGAACCGGGAGTTGCCGCTCCTGGCATAGGTGTTGCGTCGTTGCGATACATTGCGTTATAATCAGGAGCATTTTGCTTAACTGGTTCTGTTGGTAAACTGCTAATAGAGGTGGTTCCTTGACTCATTCCACCATACAATGAATTTCCCATGGCACTAGCATTGCTTGGCATTTGATTTTGACCAGAAATAGGTTGCGAGACTTTCACATTTCCTTTGCCTTTTCCATTTGTCTTTTTCTTATCATCGGCCGATTTACCTTCCCATAAATCCACAACCCTATCAAATAAAATGCTTACTTTTTCTCCCATTTTTGTTTGTAAACTGAGGGTTATTACTAGAACTGATAAAACAATAAAGATTGCACTAAACTCTGGATATTTAGTTCCACTATACGTTGGTATGTATGTAATAATTCTATTAATGTAGAAAATACCAATAAACATAACAACAATCTGAACAACAACTTCTGCTAAAAGTTCAAAACTTCCTTTATCTTCATCTGCCTCAGGAACAAACTTTTGCATAGCTTTATTCAAAATGATAATAGGAATAAAAGCAATTAGTGCGTACTGAGTTATATTTAACATCTCTGCTTTTGAATCATCATTAAAGTTAAATACGTGTTTAAAAAACCCAAATTTTGATGATATTTTTGAATCGTCTAGACTGTCCATATGATTTATAAAAAGAAATTAAAATAATAAAATACAGGATTATTAACTCTCCCTAAACAAGCATAAAAACAACTCTACAAAATTTTATTAAAGAGAAAAAATGAGCGTAAATCTTGAGGAACAACAATATCTTAATCTCCTTCAAAAAATTTTGGATAGAGGTACACTTGAAAAAGGCAGAAATGGCGATACCTTAAGCATTTTCGGAGAATCTATGCGTTTCTCTCTTCAAAATGGAAAGATACCAATTTTAACTACTAAAAAAACCGTTTGGAAAACATGTTTGAAAGAGCTTATATGGTTCATTCGCGGAGATACTGATAATAAATTATTACAGAAACAAGGAGTTCATATTTGGGATGGAAACACTAGTCGCAAATTTTTAGATTCAAGAGGACTGCAGTTATATCCCGAAGGGATGGCTGGCCCTGGATATGGCTATCAATGGAGAAATTTTGGGGCTAATTATAACTGTTTTAGTGGAAAACATTTGACCGATGACCACCCATTTGGTGGAGTAGACCAGTTACAAAAAATAATTGACCAGTTGAAAAATCCAGAGACAAGAAATAGTCGGAGACTTATTTTGAGTGCATGGAATCCAAAACAATTAGATCAAATGGCACTCCCACCATGTCATATTATGTGCCAATTCAGTGTTCACGGTGGCAATAAACTTTCATGCGCTATGTTTCAGCGCAGTTCGGATTTTTTTTTAGGAATTCCTTTTAACATCGCATCATATTCAATTCTGACACATTTAATAGCAAAACATTGTGGTTTAGAGGCATATGAATTTGTTCACTTTATGGGAAATTGTCATCTTTATGAAAATGCAATTGACGCAACAAAAATACAAATTTTGAGAGAACCTTATCCATTTCCAACTATTTCTATTAAAGAAACAAGAGAGAATATTAATGATTATTGTGTTGAAGATTTTGAAATTCACAATTATCAAAGTCACGAAGCAATTAAAGTGGAAATGATTGCATAAAAAAGATATATATATATATATACTATATGAGCTCTTCAGAAAACCCAAATTTTGATACAACAGATATTTTATTGAAGCAATGTGCTACTTCTTTATTTGTTCCATACTTATTAAGCAAATTTAAATTTAAAGAAGTATATTGCGAAAGTTTAATGAACAGTATGATTCTTGACATTGAAAAAAAGAACAAAACTGGATTTATTGAAATATCTAGTTTTATATCTAATAAAAAATTCACTTACGATGATATTATTGCGGCTTTAAATTTTATAGCTAATAAAATTATTTTAGACTACGATTCTCGTGACAGTAATTATAATATTGATAACGTAAGAGATTTTTTAATTTCAACATCAAAAGAGCATTTTTTAAGTCAAATTATTGATGTTGACTCTATTATAAAAAAAATTAAAAATTACAAAATACTCGTAGAAGTTGAAGATTATGAACTTATGAATAGAATTTACAGTTTCTTTATTCAAAACTGTAAGTATATTTACTCTGAAAAAAAAATGTCACAAAATGAAATAACGGAGTTTTTATATAATTCTGTAATATCAAATCTAATTGAAGAAAATCAATTAGAGTCACTATTTATTAGAACTTTGTGCGAAACTTTAAATAAAAATCAAAAAGACAAAATTTTTGGTATAGCAAGCACAGATGAGATGATGGATAAATCTTCAAAAGTATATTCAGAATCTGATTCGGATGTAGAATCAGAGGTAGAATCTGATCTTGAATCTGTGTCAGACTCTTCTCAAAAATTTATTAGTTCTCAAAATTCTAACTATGTTCAAAAAGTTTTTTCTCAGATATTATCTCTGCCAACAATCTCTTCATTTTTAAGTTCAGTTAAAAATAATCACGCTGGTGGAAAATCTACCAAAAAACATAAACGCAAACTAAAAAAAACTAAAAAAAATAAAAAAATAAAAAAAACATTAAAGGGTGGACAAGTTTCACAAGAAATAAATACAACTATTGGTTTAACCTATCTATTTTTATTGTTATTAAAATCTCTTCAAAATTTATCAAAAAACAGAGTATTGGAACAACTTCCAGCATTAAGTTGCGTAAATTCATTTTTAGAAAATATATTATCAGGATTTTTTAGAGGAGTTGACCCAAACTCAACTGATTCTACAATAAAACTTAAAAAAAATAAAGAAGTTTATAACATGTCTGGTGGAGCAAATGGAAATTTTTATCAAACCGCTGCAAGATATGTGACAGATCTTTATGATAATGTTATTATTCCAAATCAAATAGCCCGAGGTGTTAATCAATTTCAAATTAACGCCGATCGTCAAAATAACATCGTACAATTTGGCGCAATTCCACAAATTAATACTGTGGGAATCTTTAATTTTATTTTAAACATGATTACTAACGTGAATACTAATAATTTTCAAAATCCACCACCTAATCATGTTGGTTGGAATAATTTTTTAATTGAATATACAAATGATATAGAGATAAATGTTGTTAATCAAGTTGTAGACCAATTAAATTTAGTTAGACCAAACCTTATTAATAATCAAACACGAATTTTTATAATCGCGCACGTTACGCAAATGCAACCTGTAGTAGGAGCGGTGGTCGGACAAAACCTTACTATGCAAGATTATCAGCCATCGTGTATTAGAATTGCTGATTTATGGAGAAATCTTGTTTGTGGATTTTATTTATACTTGCCATTTCCTAGAAATAACCAACATGTTTTTACACAACCAGAGATGATGGCTTACAATAGTATAAGAACTAACGCAGATGTATTTTGGAACTATATAAATATAGTTTTTGGGGCGCAACAAATTCCATTTCAAATTCCCGACATTAATGGATTAAATCCCAGAACGGTTGGTAATCTGCGTGCTGCAATAAATGGCATGTATGGTCTAAACACTACGCGCGATATTAGTCAGAATTTTAGAACGCAGCTAGCACCACACATGCCTCTTATACAAAATAATCTTGTTGCTCCTGCTCCTGGTGCTCCTGGTGCTCCTCCTGGTGCTCCTGCTCCTCCTGCTCCTCCTGCTCCTCCTGGTGCTGGTGTTGGTGCCGCAAACCTCGCAGCTTTAAGAACGGCCGTTTTGAATGGAATTATTTTAGCAAGATTACCCCCTCCAGCAAATCTTCCACCAGGACAATGGCAAATAGCTAGTCTGCAACAAGAACGAACTCACTCAAATGATATTGCTACAAATCTATTTACCAATAATAACACACAATATGATAATAATACGTTTACTGAAAATAATAGAGACAGGGTGGGTACGCGACCAATTTGCGCAACAATTAATCCAGCAGAAAAACGACAAGGGTATTTGCCAGGAACAACAATTCGTCCTTCTCTTTGGAATGTGGCTCGTTATAGAAATGCTAGTAATAATACAGTTGTTTGTTTTCATGGAACTTCTAGTGCCTATGTCGCCAACATGGGAAACAACACAATGGCGAGCGTAACAACTATACATGGAGGGGGGTCGCTGGGTCTTGGATTTTATGTTACATTCAATCCAAACGAAGCATTAAGTTATGCTTGCCAAGCAGCAGGGGCAAATGGAGAACCAATAGTTTTTGAATTTCTAGTTCAAAGATCTCATCTACTGATGCGTGGGGGATCGGACGCAGCTTTATTAAGAACTGCCGATTGCCATTTTCAACAGAATAATATCCCAAGTGGAAAAGACCAAATGTGTATATATAACTCAAATAATCCACACCACTCCAACTTTAATACGCAAACAGCTGTTAATGGCGCGCAATATCCCGGACAGGCCTGGGCTGGTGGTCAACTTTCAACTGGGAGAATATTTTTAAATAGAATTGTAGATGGATATACATATATGCATTTATTTGTCCAACCAACAGCTGCTGTGAGAAAAATAGCTGCTTTATATCAAAACAATAACGGCAGTGTGAATTATAACCGGGCAACAAACCTTGCAACCGGACCATGTTAGATTATTTACAATAAATTGCGTAAATAAGTTAAAAACATATTATTGAATAACTTTATTATGAGTAGTGCCAGAGCTAACGCATCCGCCCGAAATCGCCGAGCCGGAGGAGACATTCCACTCCCTCCTCCACAAATACCAGGTCGCCCGGGTCAGCCCATGCAGCAACAACAAATGCCAGCAAAATTATCTGTTTCAGACGCAATTGCTCTTATCAGTCTTCGTTTAGGGCGCGTTGAACAGATTGTGCAAAACATGCCAGTAGACGGTCAATCCAACATGGTACCAGATGGAGATAACGTTCGCATCGTTGACAATGAAGTTTTTGAAAACATGGTTCAAAGGTTGGATGCGCTTGAGAAAGGACAACAGATTCTTGCTTCTAGAAAACCCGTTATTTCTGCTCCTACATCTACCGCGGTTCCACAAATCGTCAATACTGCTCTTTCAAATGAGATTTCTGAATCTGTTGAAGTTCTAAAGGCCGAAATGGTCCAAGTAAAGGATCTATTATTAAACTTACAATCATTTACAATGCAAACAAATCATCGCTTGTCTGAAATGGTATTTAATAGTGGCGAGTTTGTTGAAACCATTGATGATACTGATGGAATTATTAGTGGCAATATTGTTGATGATGCTCTTCAGAGTCAAGATGAAGAAATGGTTGTACCTACTTCTTTAGAGGAATCGGCTTAAATATATTGCAAAACAACTTAAAGAAACTATTGCAGATTTTACATGGAGGAAAACGAAGATACTAAATCATCGGAAACAACAACTCAAGAATTTCTTAAGAAAATTGAAAAAGAAGGAGAAGAAATGCTGCAGAAATTGAAAGACTCTAGACAAGTAAATGACAAAACATTATTAAGTTTAATGCAAGTCGGTGAAAAAGAATTTATTAAAAAAACTGGACGCCAAATGAGTCATCTTGAAATGAGACACGCTTATGGGTAATATATGCATTTTTTATGTGTATGTATATATTATTATAAATGGCGACAGCCAAAATAACTCAAACTTTAGACATTCATCAACAAATTCACGCACAATTTTCATCAAATGACCATATAAAAACTGCAAAAACTAATATTATGAAGACTTGTTTTAATGATGTCTTGTCGCGACTATGTTTTGCAATAGATTCTGAAAATATTATACTTGACTATAGGTATTTTAAATTTATTGCATCTTCCGACAATTATGAATTTATTATTTGCTACATTGTCTCGGTTATTCAATGCGCGTTAAATAAACATGAAACTTTTATACTTCATGTTAATTTAGAATCATTGTCGTTGCTTCATGTTGAAAAACATTTTGGATTCATCGGAAGAATGTCAGAAGTTTTAAAAACCACGTTTCCTGATAAATTAAACATTTGTAAGGTGTATAATGCCCCATTTATTTTCTCAAAGGTCATTTCTATTGTCGGGGCATTTGTTGACAAAAAAACACAGCAAAAAATAAAACTTGTGAAATCTGAGTAAAAACCTAAAATACATGTGTCATATGAATAATTCTAATGTGGTCTAAAAGAATGTTATTAATCTTATCAATATATAGTGTATCACCAATAAATGATTGCTTTAGTTTAATAAAATTAACAATTGCTTGATTGGATTTTCTACTGCGATATATCTCTTCAATCCCCGTTAAAAAACTCAATATTCTTATATTTTCATTATAAATTGTATCTCCTACTGAACGGACCGGCCACTGCACCCACAGTTCTTTTCCCAAAAGATTTAAGTAACTTTTAATATCATTCTGAAGAGTTGTCTTACCTGTTCTACCTGGACCAGCTAAAATAATCATCTTATCATTTGGTGTTCCATTCTTTACATTCTCAACATATTGAATCAAAAATTCGTAATCGTCTGTCGTCAAATATTGCGACCAAGAATTCAACTGGTGTTGCGTCATAATATAAATATAATAAGTATATTACATTTATATTGTTTTCTTTGTCTAACTTATTTCCTTTTACTATTTTTTATTGTTTTTATTATATTATAATTTTTTAACACATAGACATAAATAAGATGTAAAATAAATAATATAAATAATACTACAAAGATCACAAACATCACATATAAAACCTTGGATGCATTATAAAAAAATGTATAACCTGGTTCTGTTTGCTTGTCTAACTTAACCAACTTAATAATATATATTAGAAAATATGTTAACCCGCAAAATGATTCCCAGTTTTTCTGATTTTCTGTTTCTGGAAACAGTTGATAACACAAAGGTTCGTGATACATATATCTAGTATATCTCTTACACGTATAGTAATCCCAATCTACAATGTCTTGAATATTTTCTTGCAAAGATTGTTCCATAACACTTTTCGTGTATATGCACGCATGTGTTCCAATTCCAATTGTCACAGTATTTGTGTATTTATCTTGCGATTTTTGTATGATTGGAAGGCATCCCAACATATAAATCATTGGCTCATTTTCCTTTTTTTTGATAAACTCCACAATGTTATTTTGAATTTGTTTGTCCTTTATTTTATTGTTGAAGATAAAATCGTCTTCCAATATCAAAATATTTTTATAATTTTTGCCAACGGCGTCTTTAAATACGTAAAGAAATGCATCTATTAAATCTACTTTTGATTCATTTAAATGTAGATTCTTGTTACATCTTTTATAACCTTTATTATACAAAATATAAACTAAATTTGTGGGATGATATTCTTCTAATTGATTGTTTATATGTTCTTCTCTTCCATTTCCTTCTAAATGAATTATATATGTTGCGTCTAAATTTAACATTCCATCTGAAAACTCACGTTGTTCTAACCTATAACATTTTGTGTCATTCATTTAATATATTTTAATATATTTTATCCGATGATAATTTTTATTTTTTATTTTTAATAATAAATCAAATACTAAACCTTAATAATGCGCGACTAATAAACAGTTACTACTTTTGCCAAGTTTTTTGGATAATCTGGGTTGTGACCAAGTTCTAATGCTATATAATAACTTAACAATTGAATGTACGTGTTAGCTATGATGCCTCCAAATGTTTGATTTTTTTCTATAATTAAGTCAGAATCATTTGAATGACCTATTAATATTACATCGGCTTCTCTTGCAAGAACTTCATGATAAACATTTTGATTCTTAGAATGATGTTCATCATCAACGTCAAAAATTATTATAGGCAATTTCTGAGAAATTAATGCGAAAGTTCCATGTTTTAATGCGGAAGAACTATAACCTTCAGAATGAATGTATGCAACTTCTTTTAATTTTAACGCTCCTTCCATGGCAATAGCCTGCGACCTACCTTTCCCAAGTAAAAAAATGCTTCTTGCGCATTTTAATTTTTTAGCCAATAGTTTTATTTTCTCTATGGTCTGTTCTTCAAAAATTGTATTTAACTGAAAAGAAATTTTACGCAGATCTGATATAATTATTTTTCTTTTTTCTATATGTGTTCCTCGGTTTTGTGAAAACCATACAGCCATCATTGCTAATACAACGCATTGGTTAGTAAATGATTTTGTAGAAGCAACCGATACTTCGCGACCCGCGTTTAAATATACACCACAATCGGTTTCTCTTGCAATTAATGAATCAACAACGTTAATTACACCCATTGAAACCATGTCATAGTCTCTAGCAATTTGAATGCATTGATGTAGATCTTTTGTTTCTCCGGATTGAGACAATAAAACTATTGCAGTTCTACCTTTTTTTGGAATGTCGCAAACATTAAATTCCGCACCATCATATATAGCTACAGTGTCAAATATATCTAATTTTCTGAATATGTCTAATGCCCATAATCCAGAATGATATGACGTTCCACAACCTAAAATCAATAGGTGATTTGCTTCTAACAATCTATCTTTACAGTTGTCCAATCCTCCCAATTTAACTGTAATATTGCTTTCTATTCTACCACCATTATTTATGGCGCGGGTTATGGAGTGCGGTTGTTCAAAAATTTCTTTTATTAACCAGTGATCATAATTTGTTGGGGATAATTCTATTATATCTTTTGGTTTCTCTTTTATAGAATAACGATGAATGTTTTCATTGTAAGTTATAGAGTTGTCTGTTTTTGTTATTTCAATTAAATCGTGATTATCTAAATCTATATAAGTATTACAATAATTTCCAAACGCAACGTGTTCTGAAGCAACAATAATAAATTCGTCATCTATTCCCAATAAAAGAGGTGAACCGTTCCTGATTACCCACATTTTATTTGGGTGGTCTTTGTTGATAATAACAAGAGCCCATGTTCCAGACAACTCTTTAATGCTGTTTTTTATAGAGACTTCCATAGTTTCCCCCATATCTAAATATTTTCCTATTAACACTGCTATTACTTCAGTATCAGTCTGTGATTTGAAAAAATAGCCTTCTTGTATTAATTTGTTTTTTATATCATTAAAATTTTCTATTATACCATTATGAACCAACGAAATACGAGACTTATTGTCGTGATGTGGATGAGCATTTATATCAGTCTTTCCTCCATGAGTAGCCCATCGTGTGTGTCCAATCGCTATGTTTTCTTGATCATGATGAATTGAATTTTTTGAAATCATTTCCTTCTCCAATAAAAATAATGCATCGTTTATGTTCGTAGACGCAAATTTTGCAGTTTGTATTTCTTCTTTATTAATTGTAGAAATCCCGACAGAATCATATCCACGATTCTGCAATAATTTTAATCCGGATAAAATATATTCTTTGTAGTTATTTTTTCCTAGATATCCTACAATTCCACACATAACTAAGATTATTATTATTTTTTTATATATTATTAGCATTAAAAAATTGATTCCAAATTAATACTTACAAATTGTATTACCCAATTCAGAATGTCATCTTGTATTAAAGCTTGCAGCTCAACTCCTATTGCCACTCCCGCGGACATCCCTACAACAATTCCTGTTGCTACCACCAAAAACCCCATTCCAGATACGGTTCAAAAGAAAAGAGATAGAAATGTTATGGATGTTATTCAAAGGTTATTGGAAATTATTCCTGGAGACCAAACTGTTCTTAGGGAGAAAATTATTGAATTTGTTGACACGACGATTAAAAATGTTGCTCCTAGACACAAACACTCATGGAATCAAGCACCTGAACTTATGAATAGTATTTATTTTCAAGAAGTTGCTTACATTTTAAAAAAAAATGTTGGAGTCGTTGACACGGATTGGAAGAGAAATATGGTAAAGGTTTTTTTAAATCAAGAATGAGAAAAATAAAGAGGAATTATTATAAAAAATTGAAAGATATTAAATGTTTTTTATTATTTCAAACAAACAACAATGCTTATTTCTATAACAGAAAAGACTAAACGGGATGTATTCATTTCACTCTTTCAACTTTTGAAAGCAGCAAGTTCAACTGTGACAATCATTTTCTTAGAAGACCATGCTTATATTCAAGGAATGGATAGCAGCCACGTGTGTCTATTTGACGCAAAAATTTATAATACGTGGTTTGATAAATATGAAATTTGCGAAAACGACTTAAAGAACATTTGTTTAAATTCGCAGATTTTGCATAGCATTCTTTCCATGTCCCAAGAGCAAGATTCAGTAACATTACATTATACAGGTAACGCAGATTCTTTGGAAATTGATTTAACAAATGCAAAGGGAGAATTTAACAAGTATTTCAAAGTTCCTCTAATAGACATGGAATCAGACCTCCTTGAGATTCCCAGCGTTGAATATGATGTTGAATTTTCAATCAAATCTAAAAAGATGAATGAGCTTATTTCACAACTGGCAACTTTTGGAGATGTTATCAATATTAAGTGTACCGAGGAAAAGATTGATTTAATTTCAAAAGGTGATGGTGGAGAGATGCTTGTCAATATTCCTATAGATGATTTGTCCGAATTTTCAATATCAGAAGGCCAGGTTATTAATATCTCATATAGCCTTAATTATATTAATAAGATGTGCATTACAACCAAACTAGCATCAGAAATTGAATTCTCAATTAGCGCTGATATCCCTTTGAAGATAAAATATGATTTAGGAGATAACAGTTCGGTTATGTTCTTCATTGCACCAAAAATTGAGTAAAAATGATTTTGCTAGGAGGGGTCATAGGGTCTGGAAATCCTTCGGATTTTTGATGGCCTAGGTTCCCTTAAGTGAGTATAAATAGTAAAAATTAATTGTGAGTTTTTATTAGTTATTAGTCATGTTGAAAATATTTATTGCATTTTTTATTTTTTGTCTCGTATTATTCGTTTATCTCCACATTCAATTTCATCTTAAAACCGGAAATGATTTAGAAGTATATGAATTAGATCAAGCTTCAAAAGATAAATTAGATGAGATATGTGACTTAAGACAGCCTGTTATTTTTGATTTTGAAAATGATAAGATTCTTCAATCAGTTAATAAATCGTACATTACAAACAACTACAACGCTTTTGAAATTAAAATAAGAAATGCAAAAGATTCTAATTATGAAAGCGAAATTTATATGCCATTGCCATTGCATGCTGCTATTAAATTATTTGACGAAGATAAGAGTTCAAGTTATTTTTCTGAAAATAATTCCGATTTTTTGCAAGAAACTGGCCTTATTAAGCACATGCAATACAACGATTCATTTATTCGTCCGCCCATGGTGTCAAATTGCAATTACGATATGATGTTAGGATCCAACGGAACTCAAACCCCATTCAGATACGAAATTAACTATCGCAACTTCTTCATAGTAACAGAAGGAAAGGTAACAATTAAATTAACTCCTCCACAAAGTTCAAAGTACTTACATCCAGAGAGAGATTATGAGATTTTTGAATTTCGTTCTCCAGTTAACCCGTGGAAAGTACAACCTCAATATAGTGCAGATTTTGATAAGATGAAATGCTTAGATGTTGTTTTAAACCCCGGCCAAACTATAAACATTCCTCCTTATTGGTGGTATAGTATTCAGTTTGAAAAGGAAACTTGCATTGCATGTTTCAGATACAGAACTTACATGAACAATGCAGCCATTGTTCCCCACATTGCAATGCACGCACTTCAACTCCAGAATGTGAAGAGAGAAGTTGTTAAAAAACACGATATTAAAGATTTGAACAATAAAGGTTCAAACTCTTCTTCTCTCAATGAGCCTACTTTTGACCAAATAAAAGAAGCTTCTGAACCAGTTCAAGGAGAAGAAATTCTAGGAGCTGAAAGTACGACAAGTGTAAACAACTCTGAATTGTAAACCTTTTGAGAACTATATATACTATAATGGGTTAAAGATGTATTGACATTATAATATAACTCACCCCAAAAGATGACACACCCAGTGTGTAAAGTTCACATTAACGATAGAGGTTACACAACGTGGACTTATATCAATATGTCAGATTTAAAAGACATTGAAATTAAAGAACTGCATCCAGCTGAACACAAGCTGTTCACAAATGATGTTTTTTCTTATGATAACAGGAAAGGAGAATTAAAAATTTTACATTCTAGTATTCGCATTGGGAAAAATATACCGGGAGTCCTTGTATTAAAGGGGAGTAAGACGTATGGTCGCGCGGAAAATGGGAAGCTTTTGTACAAGTGCATTCCTGACGATAGACGATTGCCAACTTTTCTTATTCCTTATGAAATGAAAAATTTGGGGTTTTCCAAAGTTTTTGTAGACCATTATTGCACATTTAATTTTGTTGAATGGAAGGATAAACACCCAAGAGCTGTAATATCGCAAATGATCGGTTCAGTTGAAATCTTGGACAACTTTTATGAATATCAACTTTACTGCAAAAGTTTGAATGCATCCATTCAAAATTTTACAAAGGACACTTCTAAAGCTCTTAAAAATCACACACATGACGCATTTATTGAAAATATTAGTAGAAAATACCCAGAAATTGTTGACAGAACTGACAAGAGTACGTGGCACATTTTTACTATTGACCCGCCAAATAGCCTTGATTATGACGATGCTTTCAGTTATCGCTCATTGGATAATGGTATACAGCAGTTAAGTATATACATCTCTAATGTAACGATCTGGATGGATGTTCTAAACCTTTGGGATTCATTTTCTCGCAGAATTTCAACAATTTATTTACCCGATAGAAAACGCCCAATGTTGCCAACAATTCTTTCCGACTGTTTATGTAGTCTTCAGTCAAATCACACGCGCCTTGTATTTGTGATGGACCTTTTTATTGACGGTGACACAATAATTGATATTAAATATTCAAATTGCAAAATAAAAGTGAATAGAAACTATTGCTATGAAGAACCGAGTCTTTTGGAAAACCCACACTATCAATCCGTATTTGAATTAACAAAGACCATATCTAAAAAATATAAATACATAAACAATGTCAGGAATAGTCACGAAATAGTTTGTTATCTTATGATTCTTATGAACTATAATACTGCCAAGGAACTTCTTTTGAATAAAAACGGCATTTTTCGCTCTACAATCATGAAAAGAGACTTTTCTCCCCCAGAAAATATTCCAGAAGATGTAAGCAAGTTCATTAAAATTTGGAATAGTTCCGCCGGTCAATACATAAATGCGGGGTGTTTGGAAGAAGGGCAAACAATTTCACACGATTTACTTGAAATGGAAGCTTATGTTCACATAACGTCACCTATTAGACGACTCGTTGATTTGTTGAACATCATTCAATTTCAACAGAACACAGGGATTATTAAGCTATCTGATAATGCAAATAATTTTTACAGGAAATGGTTGGATGAACTTGATTACATAAATACAACAATGCGTTCCATTCGCCGCATTCAAAATGATTGTAATTTGTTGCACATGTGCTCAACATCCCCTGAGATAATGGAAAAAAATTATAAAGGTTATGTTTTTGACAAGATTGTTAGAAATGACGGGTTGTTTCAGTATATTGTATATTTGCCAGAATTAAAAATGGCTTCAAGAGTAACATTCAGAGATAATATTGAGAATTATTCTATTTGCAATTATAAGTTATATTTGTTTCACGACGAAGAAAAATTTAAAAAGAAAATTCGTCTTCAGCTAATTCACTAGTATATTTTGTTTTCAAGTTCGGTAAAACTAATATATTTTTCAGAGGATTCGTCGTACAAAGTTAGGAAAATATTGTCCCACACATCTTTCATAGAAAGAACAACAATATTGTCAAACATTTTTGTATTTTTTGACATGTATTCGTGACATCTCTGCAAATTATACCCCGGTATTTTAGTCATGCAATGATGAATGTGATGATATTCAATGCCCATGGTAAAGTATTTCAAAAGTCTTGGAACTTGTATGAAACTGGAACCCTCCAAGCCAGATTCTTTCATACTCCATTCTGAATTTTTTTTTATATATGCTGGGTTAAATGTATGTTGATTGTGAAATAAAATAAACCCTATAATAGCAGTTAAATAAAGTGCTATATTATAGTGAATAATAATTGAATACTTATAATAAATATATTGCTGAACAATAATTCCAAATGTGTTTATAATGCAATCAATATAAGTTTGTTGCGTTGTATAGTTATAACCATTTGAATAAAAAATATACAAACGAGACATTATAAAGAAATGAAAAAATGGAACCACAGTAAAAAATATAACTGGGTCTCTAAAAAATCTGTATAATAATTGATATCCTGAATCCAACTCAATATACTGTTTTACTGTATATTGAACAGTTTCAGACCATCGATAGCTATATTTGTTTTCAATATTTCCATTGGCCAAGTGGTGCATATAATGCTTTGAATTCCATGAAAATGGAGTCATTACAAATGGTCCACAAATAGAACCTATGAGATAATTCAAACTGCGATTTGGTGTATACGAATTGTGTCCACAATCATGAAATATTATAAAAGTTCTTAAAAGCATTAATGATAACAATGGAACTGTTGCAATTGAAGCCATAGATTCCCTAAAGTAATATACACCAAAAATAGAAGATCCAAAAAATAAAAAATGTTTTGTAAAATCTATTACTGCTGATTGATAACTAGAAGAATATTTAGTATATATGGTTAAATTAATGTTTTCCATTACTCTAGTATAATATTTTTTATATTATAATAGACAATAAAAATTGACACAACAATAATGAGACAAATTAATTATAAACTGCTACAATGTTAACGCGTTCTAAGAGCCAAAAAATGCATTCCGACAATAAATATGTTGAACATGTAAAGACCCTACATAAAATTGCAGAAGGGTTGTTGAGGGACTGTCATCTTTTGGATGTAGAGAAACATAGAGAAATAATTAAGAATTATGAGAATATCATTCGTTGTTTGTTCAACGTTGAAAATTAAATACTTTACATCACATGTTGATTTCCCTTATCTATAATAACCTCTTTTGCTACATTTCTTATGATTTTATTATAATTATTCTCGTCTTCTTCTGCAGTTGCTCCACCCATAGAATGTAATACAATTTGATTGTAATGTGTATTTTTTTTGGAATCATAATCATTAGAATCTGGGTTTTCTTCTTGCCATGCGTGAATCTGTTTGAAATTCTTGGCTGCTATATATTTGATAGCCGTTTTTAATTTTTTCTTTTCATCATTATCTTTTTCCCAGGAGTCTTTATCTTTTACATATAAAACTTCTCTCTTTAAATCGCTGCAATGAATGGGTCGCTTGAAAATATCAAGTTCTTTAAGGCCTCTAATAAAAAGTTTTGAAATTCCTTCGGTGTATCCCAGTCGTCCAACCATATCCAAATCTGATGTGTTAAGTTGTAATTGATTAATAAAATCCATAATGTTAAGCGCATCTTTACATTGTTCATTCAAGAAGAAATTTAAATTAAAATTATTAGTATTATTTGTCGTGTTGTTAGTAGTATTTCCAATCTTGGGAATGGTCTCTTGTAACATTTTTCGCATTTCTTTGTTTTCTAAAAGAATGGCTTGATTTTGTTCAACGACTTTAATAAACATTTCTTTCAATTTCATCTCGTCGGGTGGAGGATTCATATAAATAATCTCATTCGTCTCTTCAAAAGCGCATTTTTTTTCATGATACCATAAACTATTTCGCGCGTTATACATTTTATTGCATGTTTTACAGTAATAATTTATTTTGGCGGAGCATTCTGTTCCGTTTTGTTCTATATTCGTTCTATCTATATGTTTCCGTGTTAAAATGTGTCTATTCCACTCATTTTTTTTACATGTATTAAAGTCACAATATTTACAGTTAAAATTATTAGAGTTTTTTGAGGCACATTTCATTCTAAATTGTTCTATATTATTAGAACAAAAAAAACTCCTAAATCATTTTTCCCAAAAATACTTTAATTTTTGTCGTAACATATTTTGAATCAAAATATTTGAATTAACATCATTATGGTCTAAATCTCATTTTGGAAATTTCTATTTCGGTAAAGTCCTTGGGTTTTCCAAAATTGGACATTTTTTTTGTCCATTTTTGACTTTCACAAACACTTTTGCCAATTCGAAATTTCCCAAAAATAGATATTATTTTTAAATGTACTTAAAGCCCCATCCTCCCTTACCGAAAATATAAAGCAAAAAATATTTATCATTGAGAACATCTAGAACCATGAATAACAAACCAAAACTACAAAGTGTTAAACATATGAGAATAAAAAAAATTGATAATAAAAAAGGATTTAAAGAATCAGGGCAAGCTTAAACCAATTATGGCAAAAATGCCGATGCAATTGAAAATGAATAGAGGAGTAATTATATTTAAAATTTATTCGGAAAAACTTATCCCGGTTTGCATTTCTCTATCTCAGCCAGCATCTTTGGCTGATTTACATAAAAAAATTGACTCTGTCTTGTTTCCTTCTAGTTTTGAAGAGAGAAAACCGGAAAAATTATTATATGGATTCTCTTCAAAAAAGAGTAAAAATATACATTGTATATTTGCTCGTTCTGAAAGAACTAGCAAAATATTAACTATTCCAAATTCTGATAGAGTCAACATTGTTGACTTTATAGATAATAATCAAGAAGTATTTGACGATTATTCGCAGATACCTCAATTGCATAATTTATATAGAATTTATGTAATTGACAACGATGGTTATAAAAAATACAAAGAACCTTCTTTAAAAGAAACCATAATCAAAAATGTTAAAAAATTTTCTAGATGTTTTGGATAAATTTAATTAGACATATAACGACTGATTTGTAGCAACAAACTTCAGTGTAATTCTTGGAATGTCTCGCAACTTACTTAACAGTGCCACATTCCCGATGCTTTCGGCTATTTTTTCCATTTCTCCTGAAATATTGTTTATCTTTGTAATGGCCTTTACAAACTCACCCAAAAAAACCCCCTTGTTCTGTTCCAGATTTTGAACAACTAGTTTGCATTCTGGAGCAGATTCACAATCGCACCAAGCTAGTAGAGCATCAATCAAATCATAATGAAATGTATAATCAACTCCTGTAAATGAATTATTTTCTGTTTCAAAGTCCTGATAACTATTATATGATTTTGAAATGTCTTCAATTATATTTTTAACTACAGTATCCCGTGTTGTGGGTCTGAATGATTTTTTCTCGTCACTTACATTAACATTTGTAAAACAACTAAATACTGAAACTATCTGTCTTGCGTCAAGATCATCAAACCGGTTGTTTTCTAACATTTTTGCAAAGACTAGACAATGAACTTCTCGCAAATGCGTTGCCATAAACCCTACTTGAGTTAAAGAATTTGTTCCATCTTTAGTGTTTACAAATCCATCTTCTTCCATCTTTTTAAGAATCTTTTGAACGCTTTCATTCAAAAAAGACTCGGTTTTAACAAATTGACTTTTCAAATTAGTCAATTCAGCCATCTTCTCTTGGTATCTAATAACGCTATTTTTTTCAGTTTCAATAAACCTGTATGAGTCCAAACTGTTCTGAATTTCCTTATCCATTTCCTTTCTCTTCTTATTAACAAGTGTTTTGCGGGCTTCCAACATATTCAAATATTTCTCAACTTCAATAAGTGGTGTTCTAAGATGTTCCAGGCTCTGTGACATTGTGTCAATTTCAGCTTCCATTTTTGCCATCTTGTTATAAATTGCACCGAGATTAGAATCTATATCATCTTGAATCATGGAGCGCTTGCAAAATTGCAAGTAATCATGGTTACCAATATTAATAAGATTCAATAATAGATTGTATGAAATTTTAAACTTGCTAACAAGTGTTTGAGGCTTACCTTGCATCATTGTTCTATACTCGGTCAATTCAACATTCCTAAAAAGATTGGATAGATGAATAACATGCCCAACAGTGTCAATGCCTCGGCGTCCAGCACGACCAGAAGCTTGGACAAACTCGTGTGGGTGCAACATGCGCATTCCAGAACCATCAAACTTCTTTACATCTGTAAAAATGGCCGTTTTAATTGGCATATTTAATCCAACACTGAAAGTCTCGGTTGCAAAAAGAAACTTGATATATCCCTTTTCAAAGAGAATTTCAACAATCTCCCTGAGAATCGGCATAACACCACTGTGATGGATAGCGATTCCTTTCTCAAGAAGAGCCACAACTGACAAATATTCAGGAAGCTCCAAATACTCCTGATAATTAGGCAACTTTGACCGCAAAATTTGCTCACATTCTCTGCGAACAGTGTATCCAACCTTGGAATCGTCCTCCAACAAGGGCACTGTGATTTCGTGTGCGGCAATTTCTATTTGCTTTCTGGACAAAATAAAACAAACAGCTGGTAGCATGTTGTGTTCAACCATATATTTACAGACTTGATTCAAAACATGAGAACGCTTTACATATACCTGCTTTACTTCAAAGAGGTTCAGCATCTTCTTGACCGTGTGATAATTGGGTTCATTGAATTCTCCAGTGGGACTCTGAATAACAACCAGTTTATCGGTTGTATCCCGAATCTCCTTCTCCAATTCTTTGTCCTTCTTTATAGCCTTGAAAATTCCATTATTTGTTGTAATAAAACTGTAATGAGTTAGTGGAACATGACGAAAGTTGGAAGTTGCCAAATAAACCTGTTTTTGTGCATCCGTTGATTCAGTTGCATTTCCACGCGTCTCAATCCAAAGAGCAAACTTTTCTGGTCGGTCAAGCGTTGCTGAAAGCATGACCATCTGAATATGTGGAGGAAGAAGAAGAATAATGCTTTCCCATACATGACCTCGGTCGGCATCATTAATCATATGAATCTCATCCTGAATAACGCATCCAAGTTCGTTGTCAAAATCCATGTCAAACATAAGAAGAGAATTTGCGTTTGGCATATTTGGATTTTCCTTTTGTTTCTTTCTATACAATGTATTCTGTAAAATTTCGGCGGTCATAATAAGAACATCGGCCTCTGGATTAATCTTAATGTCACCTGTAAGCAAACCAATGCTAACTCCGGGAAACTTCTGCGTGAATTCATAATACTTTTGATTGGAAAGAGCTTTAATGGGGCTAGTATATATGACCTTCTTTTTTTTACTAGTAAAAAAATCAATTGCAAAAATAGCAGGCATTGTTTTGCCAGAACCAGTTGGAACGCAACTGAGTGAGTGGTGACCTTCAACAATAGCTTCAATAGCAAACTTTTGAAAAGTGCTCAAAGAGAAAGAGTATTTTTCAAAATATTCAGAGTATTGTTGTTCCTTGCCTGCGGGGTATGTATCTGAGCAAAATTTAACCATATTAGTTATTATATAACGGTGTGTTTATATCATTTGATATATATTAAAAATTGATTTAAAGTAATCTAACGATAATGATATTAAATTAAAACTGTAAATGCAAGAAGGATTATGCGAACCAGTTCGTTCAGATAATTCGGAATTGGATGTTGTTAGCAAGATTACTATTGAGAGCAAGATTACTATTGAGTTTAATGATAGATTCAAGAAATTTATAAAAAAATTAAAAAGAAATGTTGACGCGGGGGCTCTGGCTCTTAAAGATACATATATGTTAATGCCAATTCAAAAGGATATTAGAGAATACATCATTGAAAATCAATTGGAGATTGATTTGGTTGATAGAAAAAAAATAACTGAAAACAACCATCCAAATATCTTTGCAATTATGATATGTGTAATTATTCCAAATTTAAGGGAATATTCTAATTTTCAGGAAATATTGGACGAAAGTCAAAAATACAGATGGGAAGTTGGAATGCACTCTTCAAATGAACCAAATGACGCTGGATATGCTAATTCTTATGGAGAACAAAATTTTAAGTGCGCGTGCAATAAATGCTGTTCTCCAGAAAATATGTTTCTTATATCTAACTTAGAAACGGGGATGAATATAGCAGTTGGGTGCGAATGTATAACAAAAACTAAATTTATTGAACCATATGAATTAAAAGAATTAGAAAAAAAGAGTAAAAACGACCCACATTATATTGCAATTGAAAGAGTAAGGCATATTAAAAAAATGAATGAAGGACTATCAAAAAATAAAACAACCAAAACTATTGAATCGGTTAACAAAAATTATAGTTATATTGGAGGAAATTTTGGTGAACATAAAGATGTGGCAAATTTATATTTTGCTATTGAAAATGCTAAAAAAAAATCTAATTACAGAATTGAAGATTTTGTGGAAGATTGTTGCAAATTTTGTTTGCAAAAAAATATTAAACACAATATTTTCATAGCAAAAATTCCAGATAACCCAAAAAAAGATGTAGTAGTTAAATCAATATGCAAAATTTGCATAGAACATTTAACCATTAAAATTAAAAGAAAAGGTGTTTGTGATGATTGTGGAGAAACGCATAGAAATAGAAATAAAAATGACGGTTACTGCAACTATTGTAGACGTAAAGGAGCCTGTGCAAATTGCGATGAGAGAAAATTTCTAGATGGAAAGGGACGATGTGGTGATTGTGCGTATTTTAATTATTGTAAAATTTGCGACAAAGTAAAGGTTGATAACAAGGGGTTTGCTTGTAGTGCATGTTATAATAGGCACGCAAAGGTTTGCGAATCTAGGGACTGTAATAAAATTGTTGTTCATCCAAAATATAAAAAATGCTACTCTTGTAACTTTGGAAATAATTAATATAAAAACATTATATTTAAGTTATATAAAACATTTTTTACATGATAATTGCAAACAAATACAAACTAATAGAAAAACTGAATAATGGTGAGTTTGGAACAATATTCAAAGCTGAAAATATAAGAACTAAAGAACTGGTTGCAATAAAGATGGAATCAATTTCGGTTGAAACAAAAATGTTGAAGAGAGAAACACAAATATATCAATATCTTGGAAAGGCTGTGGGGATTCCACAAGTAAAATGGTATGGTTCAACCGACGAATACAATTATATGGTATTGCCACTTTTCGGAAATTCTTTGACTTCAAAACCTTTTTCTCTCGTTGATTCATTTTCTATAGGTCAAAAAATAGTAAAAATCTTGAGTTACATTCATGGGAGGGGGCTTATTCACCGAGATATAAAACCAGATAATTTTGTTTTTAATAAAGATGGAACCGATATTTATATTATAGATTTTGGTTTGTGTAAAAAATACATAGACAATTACAATAAACACGTAGAAATGAAAAGCGGTAAGACTATTATAGGAACACCAAATTTTGTAAGCGTAAACGTTCATAATGGTATAGAACCTAGTAGACGGGATGATTTGATTTCAGTTGCATATATTATTTTATATCTTATAAATGGAAATCTTCCGTGGATGAAAGAAATGAAAGAAATGAAAATGCAAAAACAATGCATTTTACAGTGGTCAAAAACCCCATCAAAATTAATTGAATATTTATCATATTGTGAAAATTTGAAATTTGACGAGAAGCCTAATTATGAATATTTAATAAAGTCTCTCAACGAAATATAAAAGTAATTATTTATTAGTTATAAGAAGCTAATAAATAATGGATATAGAAAATCCACTGCATGAACACGAGACACCTGTTGCAAAATTAGTTTGCATTGAGGTAATTGCGCAACCTATGAGAGAATCTATTGCAGAAACCTATAATAATAACAATACTATTAACGTTGAAGTTTCTTGCAATAAGTGTGTTTATGATGTATTTACAGGCTGTTTCTCTTGTGTAATTGGTCTCACGTGTTGTTTTGGATTTTTAATTTTTCTTACAGGTTATCCTTTTATTTAAAATATAAAAATTGAACATAAACAATAAATTATTTATTAGGTAAAAGATATAATAAATGATTTATGCGGATAACCCATTGCACGTAGAAATTGTTCAAACTTTAGTTCCAGTGGCGAATGAAGTAAGAATAGAAGTAAGAGCGGAAGAGGTTGTAGATCCAAAGAGACAACAACAAGAAGACCCAGAACAACAAGAGCAAGTAGAAGAAAGTTTAATAAAAAAATGCGAAAAAATTCTTGATTACATATATATTGTGTTTCTAATACTTATAATACTTGGAATTCTCGCAGGATTATGTTTACTTTTGGCTTGGATGTCTCTTCCAAATTTATTTGGAACACAGCAAGTTTAAACTTTAATAGTGCGATTGTGTTTTTTATTTAATTTAATTTTTTTTGTGAATTTATTCGCACGATTTCTATTTCTTTTAGACGAGCGCATTTTAAATACTTTTTTGTTTCGTTTACTCGCAGCTCCGCCTGGAAAGGGGTATTTGCCTCGGAGTGTTTTAAGCCTCCTTCTCTCGCTATCTGATAATATTTCAGTGTTTGGTAGACTTGAATTAACAGTTTTTGCAAGCAAGTTTCGTTTTTCAGCAACTTCTGTGGATGCTTTTATAAAACCTTTTGTTTCACTATCTTGCTCTTTCATTCCTTGCATTTCCCGAGCTCTTAACTCTCTTTCTGCCGCTTTTTCAGCTTTAATTTTCTCTTTTTCTTCAGATGCAGATGCGTTTTTTTGTGCTTTTGCTTCAAGCTTTGCAATAATTTCGGGGTCAACAATTGCCTTTTTCTTTATTTCAGATAAAATTCTTGGAGTTTCATAATCATCCCAATCATTATAGTTTGCGGTTTTATAAGGTTCATCCATAGAAGCAATATCTAGTGGTGGTTTTATCATTTTATAATCAGATTCCACGGAAGAACCTTGAATAAAAGGTCCAGCAACTTCTGGGGAAAACTCTTCTCTCGTTTGTCTATCAACTAAATTCCTTTTTTCTGCAATCTTTTTATATTGAAGAGATTTTAGGTATCTAACCCGATCTTCTTGAATAATTGGAAGCTCGCGAGTTACATAAACCATTTTTCCTCTAAGTTTGTCTTTCCTAATATTATTATTTTCTTCCGTTGATGACCCTCTAGAAACTAGAAGGCTCCTTGAAGGTTTTTGATTTGCTGTGGTAAACATGTAACCACCAATGGCTTGTTGATTAATTCCTGAATCTCCATTTAATAACATGTAAATAGACCTGAAGCCAGAGGGTCTATCTCCTTGAATTCCTAGTCGCAGTGAATTTCCATGTTCGTCATACGGAATAATTTTGTCTGGTTCACTCACGCTTCTATAGATAGGTTCAATGTTATTCTCTCTAATAAACGATTTAACTCTTTCTGGAAACTCGTTGGTTGAGTTTACATACCCACCCCATTGCATACATGCGAGACATTCTTGCAAAAAATCTCCAAAAGTTTTAATTGCTGTTGCACTTAAAAGTTGATTAAAGTTTGTCGGACTATATCGTAAAATTCCATTTTCAACTCTATATATTTGCATGTTTGACCACATTCTGTCTATTTTACTTGTCAAAAATGTAGTTCTTTCTGCTGAATTAGTCAAATCAATTCTAGTTACTTGAGCCACATCTTCTTCTGTTGTCATAAAATATGTTTCAGAGTAGATTTGTTTAATTTTATTGACAATGCTTTTATAAACAACACTGGCTTTTAAGTCGTGTGATTCGGCAACTTGCATTTCAATTGTTGATATATTTGCAGAATCATTTACTCTATTTGCTGCATCAATGCATACCAAATCAAAATCAATTTTGGCATTTAATTGTTCAACATCTCCAGCGGTTTCATTGTAATTTAATACAATGCCTCCAAATGATATTAATCTATCCGGCGCATTCGTTTCCGGATTTTTAGACTCACTTTCATATTTTAATTCAAAATATGTTGTTCCAACCTCTTTTGTTTCAGTGGCTTTATATTTGAGAGAACAGTTAAACATTGCATCCATCATTGAAACTGTTGGACAAAATGTCCCTCTAGCTAGATTGCGATACAGACCAAATAAGGGTTGGCATTGATCAAACCAAATTTTATAATTGTCTTTCCATTCTTTTAACCATTTTTCACCCTTTAATAATTCTTCGTTGTTAAGTTTAACAACACGCTCTATAAGATATTTTGCATTTTCTTGAGGTATTAGTTCAGTATTTTTAATAGTTTTAATATCAAATTGTAGTTGTAATAACTCATTATATTCGCTAATTTTAATTCTATTTTGTCTTTTTAATGCTTTTAATGCAGTTTCTCTCGTTTCAAGTGGGGCTATTTTTGAAAGTATTGTATCACATGCTTCATTTATTCTTTCCAATTCAGTGGGAAATGACTCTATAGGTATATTAGAAACTTCATTAACAATTCTTTCAATTTCATCTCTATCTATCTTGGTGTATAATAGTTTTGAACCATTAATGTTTGCTGCAATATTTGCGGCGTTATTAATTACAAATTTAAAAGCTGGGGCTGGAATGTTGTATTGAGAACCAATCCTGTGCATCAAAGTTTGGTTGTACGTCAACAATTCATATAAAGTGTATATTGTTGTAAAGTCTGCTCCATATGGAATATTAACTTGTGGAATTCTACTTGACTGCAAATTTTGCATGGTGTAAATGTTATTTTGAAACATCTTCCTTAAATTCTTAAAAACAATTGGCATTGCTGGTGCGCGACCCGGATCAATAATTAATGAATCTGGAAATAATGATGGACCACTTGCGACAATTTGTGGTTCAACAGATGGGGGGTCTTGTTCGCCCTCTGCTCTTGCTTCTCCTTCGTTTTCATCTTTTTCTTCTTCGGAGTAAGCTTCAACTGGTGGTTTCTTTTTTAATTCAACCATTTCAATTTCTCCAGACCCAGTCCCACCAAATTGCTCTTCGTCACTTTCAATTTCGCCATCTTCTTCGTTGCTATCATCTAAACCAGTAAAGATGCTTTCTGTTTCAGAGCCAATGGACGCATCTATATCAGGATTATTTAAAGTGTCTTCATTTATTTTTGGAGGGGGTTTGGATGTTTTTTGACCTTTAATTACAAAATAATGGTTGTAAAATACATCTAAATAGTTTTTTAATTGATCATCTATTTTAGCACCAAAAGTAAGAGTTTTTGCCGGAGACATTTCCATCAACAAGTTTTTCAATATAAGAATCTGCATAATTAAAAGCTCATTATTAAAGCTGCCTGGTTTCACTTTATTCCATGGGTTATTTGGATACAATTCCATTAACTTGTCGTAGCTAATCGTATCCATTTCTTTGTAACCAAAAGTATAAATAGAACCATCGTCTTTTGAATATCCATCAACCCCTAAAAAAATAGTATCCCAAATTCCTAATTTAACAAACATTCCGCGGGCCAAAGTTGTAAGCAAATTATTGTGAGTAATAAATATGGATTCTGTTCCTAGGTATATTTTTCTTTCTGGTTTTGCATAATATGCAGCTGGTTCTTGTTGTGGATATACTCTGATTTCAACCGGTCCAACTCTATCTTCAAGAACCACATATGGCGGTTGCGGTTCTACATCTTCTTCATCATCGTCGCCTTCTCTCTCTTCTTCTCCATCTTTGCCTTGACCACCAGTTTGTTTTTGTAAGGTGGAATTAAATTCGTCTACATTTTCACAATTTAAGAATAACATGTAATAAATAATAAATTGTTGTAAAACAATAGAAGAGTTAAGAATTATCAACGAATCTATTTTAAGCTGGGTGTTTGTTTTATTAAAAACGGAAACAAAAGCTAGACGCAAAAGTGCAAATATATCGCTAAAAAAATTATATTCAGATGCAGAGTCACTTGGATTCAAGCTAAATTTCTTAAAATCGGATGCAATGCAGTCAAAAGAGGATAAAATAGAGTTAAACATAACAAGCGTTTTCATTTCCTCACTTTTTAATTCCATTTCTGGTTTTAACATAGCGACAAATTCGGGAGATTCTTCTCCACAATTGCTTCCTAAGTAAGTAAGAATAAAAGTATTTAAACTAGAGTGAAAACCTAGGAAATCTGCATTTTTGGAAAAACTATTTATTAAAGGTTTATATATTTCTACAGAAGTAAAGGTTTCGTTAATTGGGTATGTTAAAGATTCAGAATAAGTTTCAAAACCAGACGCAGAAATATTTTCGTGTTTTTTCTCATTTATTACTTCGGGTTTTAATTTGAATTTTGTTGAATCATCATAATTTAGACTTGTAGAATCATCGTCATCTACTTGTTTTCCATAACTTTTTATTTCGTATGGTTTTATTCTAATAGCACCACTATCTTTGCCACCACGTTGAATAGGAGTTTCCATTTTATTGTCGTTAAAATATTCTAAATAAGAAAGAGATTTTGTCCCCGATTCGGCTTTAACATTTTCAAATTTTGAGTCATCATATAATTCTGGCTCTCCGTAGCTGCCACTTTCATATTGAAATATTTTAAAAGTTGGGTTTTTAATTCCAATGTTGAGACTTTGTAACAATCCATAAGAATCTCCTTTTATAACGCGTTTATGCATACTACTTAAATTATAATCGTGAACAAAATCGTGCAAAAAAATGCTTAAGCACAATAGAATCATATCTTCTTCTCGTTTAAAAGGAACAGTTACTTTTTTTACTCCATTAGGTCCGAAGTTTTGTTCAGCTTTTAAATTAACCTTTAATATACTTTGAGAGTGTTGAATGCTACTTTCTTCTAAAATTGGTTCCGATGACATAAATACTCTTATATTATTGTTATAAAATATAAATTGTTTTTCAACTTCTAATGCTTTTACACATAACTTTAAAATGCATATTAGGTTAGCTCGCGATAAATTTATAAAAAACAATATAAAGACACATCACTTTAGTATATTATAATGTCAAGCGAAGATTCTGTTGGAACACCCTCACTCGTTACACCTTCCGATCGTATAGTAGGACGCGTAAAGTGGTTTAATAACAAGGCTGGTTATGGTTTTATTACAGTATCAGATGGAGATCGTGCAGGTTCAGATGTTTTTGTTCATCATAGCGGTGTTATGGTGGGAAACGAGCAATACAAGTATTTGGTTCAGGGAGAGTATGTCGGCTTTAAGTTGGATCATACGCCTGGAGGAAAGCACGAGTATCAAGCCGGAGAAGTGAGTGGAATTAATGGTGGTAAGCTTATGTGTGAAACTCGTCGCGAATTTAAGCAAACCAGAGTTAGTTACAGTAAGACGGTTGAAGAAGAGCGTGTGGTAGATAGTGGTGCAGATGAGGTTAAGCCTCCTCGTTCATCCAGACCTCCTCGCACAGAGAGTGTCCCCCGCCCCCGTGGATCAGGTCCTCGTGAGGGAAGTGAGTGGACTATGGTAGCGGACAGTCGTTTTAAGAGATCTACTCAGGATAAGCCCGTCGTAGCTGGTGGACGCGGTCGCGGAAGACCCCCTCGTTCTACACAACCTACTCAAGATTCATAAATATAAAATTTTATAAACCAAAAAAATTATTTCTTTTAATTTCATAATAAATAAAATTAAAATACTTATTTAGTGTATAATGGAACAAAACAGTTCTTCTGGAGTTGCAGATAGTGCGAGTTATTCGGCTGAATATGGCGACAATAATACAAATACAAGTGTTACAAGAATGGGTGGCAGAAGACATCGCGGAAGTTACCGAGCGGGACAGATGGGTCATATGAGTTCTAGAGCGGGTGGCAGAAGACATCGCGGAAGTTACCGAGCGGGACAGATGGGTCATATGAGTTCTAGAGCGGGTGGCCGAAAACGAAAAGCTCGTAAAACGCGTAAAGCTTATAGACGCCGTTAGATTTTATTTTTATATTTAATAAACTATTAAAAATAAAACATTTAAAGTCACTTAGATAATATGTAATATCAATGGATGCAACAAATGAACAACACGTAGACGCAGAAGAACCCATAGAAAATTCTATGGTTTCAATTAGCAAAAAAATTGAGGACATTATTAATTCTCTTTCTATTTTTAAAAGTCAAATTTTGACATTTCAAAAAGATTTGCGCGCTATAGAAAAATCTGTTAAACGAGAATTCAAAAATTTAAAAAAGGAAGCAGATAAGAATAAAAACAAGGGTAACAAGAAACCTTCTGGGATTGCGAGTCCATCAAAGATTACAAATGAATTATGTGAATTTATGGATAAGGAAAATGGTAGCGAAATTGCTAGAACTGTAGTTACAAGAACGCTAATTGACTACATTAAAAAGAACAAGCTAGAGAACAATGTAAATAGTCAAATAATTCATCCAGATCAAAAGCTACAAAATTTGTTGGGAATTAGTGAAAACGAGCAGTTGACTTATTTTAATTTGCAAAAACATATGAACAAACATTTTATAAAGAAAATAAAACAGCCAGTTGAGTCTTATATTTAGATTTTTTTAGTGTATTTTATAATATCAAATTGAAAGTTAGTTTTTACACAATGAGATATAAAGTTGGGATCGTTTTCCATATCTCTTGAAAAAAATAAATCACAATTGTAGTTATCTTTTATTTGTGTAATCCAAACAGTAGAACACAGAGGAATAAATTTGTTGTAGATTTGTTCTCCTCCTATATAAAATATTTTGAAATGCTTATTTAGAAAATAAAACCGGTTAGCATATTCATTTGAGTTTCTTATGATATCCAAATGAATGTTTTCATTGTCAGTAAAAATAATATTTGAATATTCTGAACCATATTTAGAATATACCGTAGGAGTTTTAGTAATTACAACATTTAATCTATCTTTTAGAGGCCTATTGTTGAGAGAAATAAATGTATTTTTTCCCATAACAACAACATTTTTTACAGTTGTTTCTGCAAAAAATTTCATATCTTCGGGTATATCCCATGGCATTTTACCATTTTTAGAAATTCCTCTATTAATGTCGTATGCCACAATTGCTTCAAGTGTCGTCATTGTATAATGTACATTTAATTGTTAGTTTAAACTGTTTCATAAAATATATAACACTTTTATATAATGCCACAAATGAATTACAATAACGCCGAATGTTTCAATAGAATGAAACATGTAAACGAATCTTTGGGGATTAGTGATGATTTTAGTATAGAAAAAAATAAAAACATTGTTTTTGTATACACTCCCCCTAAAGTAGGATCAACAACGTTAGTATCATCCATACGGTTAAATGCGTGTGGAAAGTTTACGGTTTTGCATTTACACAACGAAATAATGTTAAAAGTCTTATACAAGATAACCGATGTTACGGTGTTGGATATAATAAAGTTTAATAAATTTTTAGGAAAAACTGTTATAGTTATTGATATTTATAGAAGCCCAATGGAGCAAAAAATTTCTACCTTTTTTGAAAACATTCATTCGTTGCATTTTAATTCTCCAATAGAAGTTTTAAACACTTTTGAAGTAAGTAGAATAATTAAACGATTTAATCAGGTTTTTCCACATTTACAAACAAACGATCATTATAGAAGTAAATATAATGTTCCTTTTCCAGAAACATTTGATTTTGAAAAGAAGTATATACATGCAGAATTAGATGGTGTAAATTATTTTAAATTGCGTTTAAAGGATTCAAATGAATGGAAAACCATATTGCGAAATATTCTTAATGTAAATGTTGACATATATATTGCAAAAGATTATGAAACAAATAAAAAACCTATAAATCGCATATTTTCTTTGTTTAATCAATACTACGAAATTCCAGCTAATTTTTTTAAAGTTATAGAAAACGACGACGGTTTAAAGTATTATTATACAGACTACGAGAGAATGCAATATTTGAAATTGTGGAGAAGTAAAATAAACAAAAATAACTTTACTTGTTTTACATCGGAAGAATATATATTTTACATGGATGTTGCTTTAGACAATCAATGTATCAGTGAAATACAACACGACCATTACATAGATTTGGGGTGCTTGTGCATGGGATGTTGTAGAAAACGTGGAAGAATGTTATTGAAGATTAAAAACGGAGAATCTATAACAGAAAAAATACATCATCATGAAGCGGTTGGCGAGTACTTGAAAATGAAGGCAAAACATGTTCCTGTTTATAAAATAATGTCACCTGATAGGAGACATATTTTGCGAAGGACTATGCCAAATTTATACGGATGAGGAGGGGGTGTGGGGGAACCCTAGGTTCCCCACAAGAAAAAAAATTGAAAAGTATTTGATAGATTTGTGGTGTATAAAAATAAAAAATGATATCAGAGTTGTTAGAAGGTGTGTGTAAGGATGTGGTTCGTGCGTGTGGTGCGAAGTATAATTTTGAAGG